TGTGATCTTTAGCCAATTTTAAAGTAGCAAAGGCGCCCGCAATGCCGGCTCCTATTATTCCAACATCATAGTGGTTCATGCATCTTAATTATATCAGGGCATTACACTTTGGTGACTAAATCATCCAATATGTCAAAGACTGGGTCCTCGTATGGGCGCTTACCGGCTTGTACTAGCTGCCTGGCAGTAGTAAAGTCATCGGCTATGATACTACTAAATGGCCACATAAAATAATAGGTAGAATCCGCAAAGCATTCTACAAAATAAGTATTTTGACTTTCTAAATGAGGATCGAAGTTGAGTTTTTCGCTCAGTTTTTGAATAATATAGATAGAGGCGTAGTAAGCTCTTCTTTCGTACTTCATTCTAAAATAGGATGGTAGTGGAAGTAAAAAGAATAATACGACGGGTAACGCAATTTTCCAACTCAGTAAAAAAAGTAGCAAGGCGGGCAACGCAAAAATCTGTGGCATAACATAAGATAATTGGAACCAAAAAGTGCCCAACCTTCTATGATCATAGAGATGAACTACCTCATGCATAAAAACAACAGCAGCAGAGACGGGGCGTGAGGTGATGTAATTCTGATTAGGAATATAGATAGTATTGCCAATAGTAGTGATGTAATTTGACATGAATGAAGGACTAAAAAACATTATTGTTCCAATTATTTTCATAAGCAGACTGCTGTCTTTATATTTAACCTGCAATTCTGGGAAATATGTTTTAGCTCCGCTTATCAAATTATCAAATGACATTTTTTGCTCCTATACATTAAAATAGCATCGACAGCCGCCTTCGTTTCTTCATATGTGAAACTATCACCTTTTATTTTATTACAAATGAAACAGCAGGTTATACAATTCTCTAACACATAACCGATATCATTGTTGATACGATCGAGAAAATAACCTTCATGATCCTCTATTTTTCTAAAAACCCCTTTACAGTAGTGACATTGGTTTTTGATCAGGTCGCAATATTGTTCAAATGTAATGTCGCAATTGATTTGACGTTGTTTTGCCGCACTTATTAATGTAGCATATCTGCCACGTGGTGTCATTCTATAGGCTCTGCGTTGTAATTTTACTTCACCGCGAGCACAATATTCTTTGTCATACGCTTTTATCTTTTCTCTATTTTTGCTCCTGTACTTGCGGACGGCAATATTATTTTGTTGTCGATGTATTTTTTGATATTTTTTATGATACTCTTTTTGTTTTTCTTTGTCTTTGTAAGCCATGAAACCTCCGATGATACATTATTATATATCGGTCATAAATCCTAATATTGTGTTAGACTACGCCCCGTTTCACACAAACAAATAAATGCCTACTAAATATCTGGTATTTTAACGAGGATTTATGTCAACCACCTATCCCGCTAGCATTGATAATACTAACAGTTTGCCAACTGTAGTAGACAATTTCACTCCAATATCTGGCGTTTTTATTAATCAATTAAGAGATGCAATATTAGCTATTGAAAGAACACTAGGTGTCAATCCAGCTAGTTTTTATGGAACTGTTGGTAACAGATTAAATGCTATAGAAAATACAATTAACAATTTAGAAGTAATTACCTTGACAGGAGATTTGGGAGGAAATTCTGTACATCCTCTGGTAGTAGGATTGCAGGGAAGACCCATTTCCCCAGTCGCGCCCGATACTGGGCAGGTAATGACTTGGAATGGGGTAGCTTGGCTTCCGGAGTTTCCACAAAATGTAGGGTATACTATTACTTTATCCGGACCCTCTACATTTGTAGAAATAAGCCAAGCCCTAGTTAATCCTATTTTTAATGCTACCTACAGCCAAACGCCAGTGACTGCCACTATTTCAGATAGTGTGGGCAGCCCCACGCAAGATGTCTTTACTGCACCACCGCCTTCCATTCCTCCGGATATTTTTGCTTACAACGAAAGTTATGAATTCAATTCTTATCCGGTCGTTCCATTTTCTGTAACTTTCACACTTACTTCTAGTGATGGTATTTCAACTACGACCGCAACTACCACTACTACTTGGACACAGAGATTATACTATGGTGTGGGAGCTCCGGGAGGCAATACGGCCGCCTTTATACAAGCTTTAGCTAATAATCCTTTGAGTACTACCAAAGTAACCAGTTTCACCATTAATGCCGGTGCAGGACAAGCTATTTATTTTGCTTATCGTTCTGCTTATGGAACCGCTGATTTTTGGACAGATGGATTTGAGGGTGGTTTTAATTTAGTATCTACCACCATAGCAGTGACCAATGCTCACGGATTTACAGAAAATTATACCTTGTATCAAAGTTCCCAGGTTAATTTGGGCATCACTATGGTTAGTGTATTTTGATGTCAATAACTTTGTATATCAATAGCAGTTTACTCTCGAGGAATTATTATGCCAGTTAATGTTATCGATACCATTGTTCCCAAAAATGGCGGGGCGTTTCCAGTTGTTACAGATATTAACGTAGCGGGTGGGTTTCAAGTCCAATCGTCCGTGGCGGCTATGGATGCCATTCCATCTCAGAATAGAAAAGTAGGAATGCTTGTCTATGTCACGGCTGATACTACTTTCTATCAGCTAGCCAGTGATTTAGTGACCTGGAACGTAGCTAATTTGGGTGGTAACATTAATTTCAATGTTAGAAGCTTTGGAGCCATAGGTGATGGTATTGCCGACGACACCGCCGCCGTGCTAGCCGCCGTTACTGCTAAAGATGCCGCAAATGGTGGTGTGGTTTATTTTCCAGCCGGCTCTTACAAATGTACCAGTCAGGTAGATTTTGGCTTGGCTGCCTGCATTATCAAAGGTGATGGTTGGGCTAGTAACGATCCAACGGTGCTGGCTGATAATCACGGATCCTTTCTCTACAGCACCCTAACTACCGGCAATGCGTTTACCGTAGGAGAAAATGGTTCTTCTGGCTCCACTGTTGTCCAGGGAATTGTTATTAGAGATTTAGCTATTGTTTCGGCATCTCCATACAATCCTCTGAGTGGCTCACATGGCAATACCACCACTGGTCTGTCCATGCGTCCAACCGTTAATCAAGGATTTACACTTTCCAATGTAGAAAATGTTTGGTTGGAAGGATTTTTTGTAGGTTTGAACCCTGGTGATGGAGAAGAATGCGTTTATAGAGATATTTATGCCACTAGTAATGGTACCGGTATTTTAATTAATGGAACAGTCAACTCATTCTCTTTTAATAATAATTTCTTTTATAATGTTAATTGTCAAAATAACAATATCGGAATGGATATTCAAGTTGGAGCTAATTTATCATTTTTCGGTGGTATTGCTCAGGGCAATTATCAAATAGGTATGAGAATTAAACCTCGTCTGCAACTATCTGGTATTAATGCTGTAGAGACAATAAATATCGATGGTTGGTGGTTCGAGGGCAATAATGGTGGAGTTAATGGTAGCAGCTTGGGAGATATTGTCTTTGACGTCACCACTGAAACACCAACACAACCTACTGCTATTAACCAAGTTACTTTTAACAATTGTCACTGTGGAAGCTCGGGACCACTACAGTACCTCAGAAGCACGCCACAATCAGCATCAACTTATGTAACCACTAACTTCACCACCTGTCTGATGGTCGGAGTTACGCTTGATCTACCCAGCTATTCACATAATTGCCTAGTGTATGCATCTGGTTTTACATCTATCACGGATCCAGGTACCAATAACGTAATCTTCGATAGTGGGAATTTTGGATCAGCTAGCGGTTACGCTCGTCTAGGTACTGTTACTAACGTGCACACTGTGATCAATGTTAAAGATCCACAATATGGCGCAGTGGGTGATGGTGTCACTGATGATACGGCAGCTATCAATGCCGCTATAGCCGCATCAATTACACAAAATACCGCTCTAGCTACTGATCCTCCTACTTTGTTTTTCCCCATGGGAACATACCTCATTAGTTCTACAATAGTAGTCGATTCAGGAGGTCCGGGTTCAGGTCATACTAATTATTTCGTCTGGCAAGGTGAAATGGGTGGCCATGGAGCATATCCGGGTACTACTATAAGATGGAACGGTGCTCAGTATGGCACTATGTTTTCCATCAGTAATGCTCGCAGTGTTCGCATCTCTGGTATCAATTTCGACGGTGGGGCCAACGCAGCTATTTGTGTTAATCTTCGAGCCTTTTCTACCGGAACAAAATGGACCAACTGTGCATTTATCAATACCATTTCAGTGCCAGTCTGGCAACCCGGAGCTCCGTATCCTCAAAATACCTACGTAATTGCTTCAGATAGTGGATTTTTTCAAGATAATGGACACTTATATAAAGCTACCACGGGAGGCACCAGTGGTGCTAGTGCTCCCGTTTTCCCACAAACGGCTGGTGGCACTGTTACCGATGGCGGTGTTACCTGGACTGAAGAGGGACCTTCTCCTGCTTGTTTTGCTGCCGGAGATCTAACTGGTGCATTTGTAGGTGCGCAGGTAGATACTTCTAATTTCCGAGATTGTTATTTTCAAGGAGCGGGTTTTGCCGTTACTTCCTACGGAACATCTCCGCCAGCTGTTACTTTTACTGGTGTCGGCAATACCAGCGCAGCCAACAACATAGGTATTATTATTACCTTTGGAGGAACGCTAGGTGTAGCACAATTTACTTGGACTTTAAATAGCGTGGTTCAACAAACTGGTCAATCAACAGCCGCTTCCTTTGTACTTGGCTCTACTGGACTAACAGCTCATTTTGCAGCCGGAACCTATTCTACTACTAATTTTTACGTAGCTGGTATTTCCACCTATGCAGGATGGCGTTGCTTGTCTGGCGCCAATGTCAAACAGTTTGGATTTGATGGGTGTATTTTTATTTCACTCGGTACTGGACTAGATGCTATTTATGGAAGTGATTGTTTTACTCTCAACGCTTGTACCGCCGCTGATAATCAGTGTGATCTTCGATGTGCTGGTACTGCTATGGTAGTAAATGGTTTTGAATCAGAAGGTTCTGGTTACTTGCTGCAAGGTAATATAGGAACCGCCGCAGCTGCCCAGTGTAGTTTTATTGCCTGTACGTGGAGCGGTAATACACCAAATAGGGGAGATTTCACAAATTATGGTACGGGTGATGCCTTTATTCGTTTCGGTGGCAGCATGTCTTTCGAAGGATGCGAATGGCTAGATTCCACCAACAATTTTCCCTTGGTCATAGCAGCGGGAGCCAATACTGGAGCGACTAGCGAAGCGGGCTCCCTACGTTCTAGAGGTACTACCTATATTTTCAATAGTTCATACACTGGTGAATTATTTTTTCCAGTATTTGATAGCAACACTAATGCTTATATTTCTGGTACTAAACAATACTATTCTGGGTACGGTGGCGGAGGATTACAATTCCGTGTGTCATCAGACGGGGATTTTTTCGTTCCTTCTGAAGGAGGAACCAATGTCCCCATTCAACGCTTTGATGGACAAGATTTGCATATTGCCCGCCAAGTATTACCAGCACAGCCTGGCGCCTCACTAGCCTCTGGTGTTCTAACTCCAACTCTGGGATCTATGGTAGGGGCGTGTGCCAAATTTACCATTCCTTTTACAGCAGTGCACACTGGAGGATTAACCAATACATTGGCTTTATCTTATCCATGGAATAAAACTAGAATTAAAGCTGTGTATGTTAATATTAACACAACTTTTTCTGGAGGCTCTATCGCTACTTGTACAGTAGAAGTGGGTAAACAAGTTCCAGTATCAGGATCAGCGGTTACTAACTCTTATATTCTGGCTACGGATGTCAAATCTGCGGTTACTACCACTACACCCATTGGTGCCTCCTCAGGAGATTTAGGAGCCGATTTGGCTACTACCGTTCAAGGAGCGGCTTTGGTGTGGGGAACCACAGACGGAAACCCAACTACTACCGAACAGTGGGTTTTAAGCGCCACTTTTAGATCTACAGTGGCTAATTTAAGTGCTTTAACTCAAGGTAATCTAGATATTTATGTAATGTTCGAAGTATTACCTGGATTTAATCCTTAATTACGGAACAGTAATAGCATATCTATTTCCTAGATATCTTTGTACCTGGGTTTGTTCCCCGGCAGTTAATATGCGATTGTAAATAATGACTTCGGCGATGTTAGCACTGCAATAAGTATTGGCGGGGTCAGCATAGGCACCCACTTGTATGCCGGTACTTAGTGCCATAGTGACGCTGCTAAGTGTAGCCACACTAGTGCCATCAATATAACCGTCAATATGAGATCCATCGAAAGTCTTTGTAAAAACGTGAGATGAAGTATCAGCATTACCACTGCTCATCGGACTTACATTGTTGGAACCACCAAACCAATATTTTCCTTCTTGACCCACTGTAGAAGATCCGTAGCCGGTGTTCGATCCTCCATAGCCTACCAAACCTTGGAAAGTGGCGGGGGTAGCAGTAAATGCACCAGCAACGAGAATTGTGTGCGCAGCATTTCCTCCCGGACAGCCACCACTATTGGTTAATACTTGATGGCTACCAGATACAAATTGTGCGGCTGGACGACTATTAATACTGGAACTAACAAAAGTGGGTTGTGTACTGGGTGTACCTTGAGATAAATTATGACCATTACCGCTTTGATCGGCCCACGCGCTAATGGTAGTAGAATTAAGAGTAACCCCCTTATCACCACGTACCCATAGAACATTAGGAGATCCAGACAACCAGTTGGGCTGAAAATTGGAGGGTAGTACCTTTGTTACATTAAATCCAACCATTTTATCCCTTAGGCGCAAGTAATTCTATTAAAAGCTACTACCCAGTTTACCGTATTACCTACTTGACCTGTTACATTTACTATCACACTATTTCCGGCAGTAGAAATAGCTGCACTCCAGCTGCTACCATCTCCGGTGGTTCTAACATTAAGCGCTGTAGGTGCAGCACCGGCTACCGTAGGACCAGCGGATGCAATTCTTTGGTAGTTAAAAGAAAAGTCAGCACGATACAAATCCCCATCCGAAGCCTCTTGACCCACCACAGTCACTACATAATCATAGCTGGTAGAAGTAGCTTGGGCAGGTTCCGTATAAATGGTGTATGTACCACCATCTGTAGTAGTAGCTCCCGAGTAACCATCATTGAGAATAATGCTTTGTAATAGAAATTGTTCAGTTACTTGCACTTGGCTTGGTGTAACAGCTAACTTGGTACTACCTCCTGCTTGCACATTAACAGTTCCATTGGTGGAAGTACCAGTACCAGAAGTAAGAACTAAGTTTCCACCCACGGAGGTAGTTCCAGTAGCATTTTGAGCTTGGACGGTCAAATTGGTGGCAGTAGCCGAACTGGTAGTGTTGTCGGCTTGAGCTAGTTTAGGAGAAGTGGTTCCAGTTACCCAACTTAAAGAAACTGGAGTGATTGCTATAGAAGAAGAGGTAATGTTCTCCTGTACAATACCATTGACCTGTAGTTGGACAGCACCGGCTCCAGGTGAATTAACGAACACGTTGGTATTATCAGAAACTAAACAATGATTGCTGGTGTTGGGCGTTAGGTTAGGTCCCAGGTAGATGCCGGCATAGGAAGTGGGACCACCTACCAAACCTTGCACGGTAAAATATGGTTGTCCATTTCTTTGATATTGGAAAGTACCTTCTCCACCACCACTGATAGGTAGAGGAGCATTAACCACCACGCTACCGGGGGTCTTATGCGAGGTAGCGCTGCCGTTAGGAGCTTGTGGTGTCAGTGTGATATTGTTGGTGGCGGTATCTGCTGTTGGAGTGGTAATAGACAAACCAGCAGGCGTGATATTAAGTTGGTCAGTAGCTGGAGCCCCCAATAACAGGTTATCTCCACTTTGACCACCCCACAGTGCCAACTGGGTTAGTGTGCCACCCGGTGCGGCGTAGAAGAAGAAGTTGCCGTTACTGGCACCCAAGGCACCCAAGTAAGTATTGGCGCTGGCATCGGTGGAAAGTGTGAAGTTGACGTTGCTGGGAGAGGCGACGTTAGTGCTGCCCATCCAGAGAGCACCTCGGGTAGTGGTAGCTCCAGGATATCCTGCTATTTTATTAACAGCAGATCCCGTCAGAGTAATTACTGACGGAGAGGTAGCCGAACCTCCTAAATCATTCGTTAGAGTAATTAGTCCTGGTTCTGAGCCGGTGGCAGAGGGTTCTTTGTAAGTCATACGTATATTCCTAATAATTGGTAGTTAGCTTTTAACTTTCCAAGTTCTAAACGTAACAACTTGAGCGATGACAGATTTACTTATCTGATATTTATCAGCGAGTTGTTTGTAAGATAAACCATCATTTCTATCTTTTCTAATACTAGACACAATTGACCAATTCAACTTGCTGTTTACGTTATTTTCCCCTATATTTTGACCCACCTTAAAAGAGGTTTTGTTTGGTTTCATTATTCCTTTAATATTCTTATTCCATGCAACTTTACCTGAATTAGCTTTTGAAATAGCTTCTTTTATTTCTTCAGGAACAATTCTGCCTCTTTTGAATTGAGTTTTTTCAGTGATGGACAACATATTTTTTCTGTATTCTGTGTCTTGCCATAGATTTTTATTGTGCTCTGACAGTTGTTGTTTTCTTTCTGGACTTTCGTTCCAAGACTGTTTTAAAAGTGTTGACATTTTATTTTTGAAAATTGGATCTGCCTTAATATCTCGCATTATTTGTTTCCACTCTTCGGTTTTTGGGGCATTCATACCGCCAAAGGTAGCATTATATCCTTTGCCATTTTTAACAAAACTATCGTATTGTCTAACTAATTCTGTTTCGGTCTCATTAGCATCCTCTTGAGTTTTACAGGACGCTATAACTTCGAATTCAAAGTTATCTAAACCATATTTTATCATGGCACGGTGAACGATTTGAGTTGGTTTATTTAGTTTAACTGCTCTGCGATGATCATACCAGCGCTTGGATACTTCGGCAGCTTGACCGATATAGATTTTTCCGTTGATTTTGTTTATAATTCGATACAACGACCATATTTGCTCAGGTATTTCGTTTGTCATTTCTGACCTCCGAAATACTATATATCAGCTGTTTCCGAATTACAAAATACTCCAGACAGTACCCGTGAATACAACGGTTACAGAACCGTAATTGGTATTTATGGTAAAATTAGCCGCTCCATCAATATTATTTCCATTACCCGATACTGTGATACTATTGGTAGCAGCACCCCCTACTGTATCTTTGATATCATAAGAGTCGCCAGTTGTGGGGGAAGAGGGCAGGGTGACCGTAATGCCTGCTGATAAGGTTCCAACTGCAATAATATCATCGGAAGTTACTACAGGATAATTGGCTGTAATTGGGGTGACATTTCGACGACGACCCTTATTGGTAACAAACTTGTTAGTTACCAGCGAGGCAGTAGTCACACCACCTACCTGCAGATTAACGGTTCCGTTAGTGGAAGTGCCAGTACCAGAAGTAAGAACTAAATTACCGCCTGTAGAGGTGGTGCCCGTTTCATTTTGTGCTTGCACTGTGGTGGCGGCACCGACTCCACTATTGGTGGTTAAGTCAGCTTGTTTATAGATGACGGCAGTGACCGTGCTGGCTGCTTGTAGGGTAGTCGTTCCGGCAGACACCGGAGTAACACGATAGGCTTCAGCAGAATCTCGATATTCAGTAAAGGTTGGATGTACAATTATACGATCTACTGTTCCAGTTTGCAATTGCACATTACCAGCAGTAGTACCCGTACCAGAAGTAATGACAGTATTACCACCAGTTGTTGCGGCATTTTGTGCCTGTAATGTCATATTGGCACCGGTGGCACTACCCGTAGTGGTTTGATTGATAGAGGCGGCAGTCACGGTCGCAGCATAAGTAATTTGTGTAGTACCAGCAGATACCGGAGTAACGCGTAATGCTTCTGTCGTATCACTAAATGAAGTAAATGTTGGATTAACAGATACTCTAGTAGCTGTGCCCGTTTGAATATTAACAATACCTGCATTGGCAGAACTGCTTCCGGTACCAGAAGTAAGAGTTAAACCACCACCCGTGGTAGCAGCATTTTGTGCTTGTAGGGTGAGTGCTTGTCCGCTAGCGCTACCGGTGGTAGCTTGATTGATGGTGGGGGCAACCACGCCTGAAGTGAACTGGAAAGTAGTGCCGCTCATAGTGACTAAGGTAGTTGATGATACGGTGAGGACTGTGGTACCACCAAATTGTAAATTAACATATCCATCAACAGAAGTTCCGGTTCCTGATGTCAAATTGAGATTGCCACCGATAGAGGTGGTGCCAGTAGCATTTTGGGATTGAATAGTAAGGGTTTGTCCGGTGGCAGAGGCAGTAGATACTAAAGCTTGTGATAAAGTTGGCGAAGTATCGGTACCGGTAAAGGTGATAGCATTAGCTCCAATTTGTACTTGAGAAGCTGAATTGACCCAGAAATCGTATATGCTGCCCGTGGTAGTATTAAAAATAAATCCTGCATTATGAGGAGAGGAGGTAGCCCCTAGGGTGATGTGATCGGCATTATCCGTGCCCAATAATAGGTGATCAGAGGTGCCCGCAGCATTTCTGGCAGAAACGGCAGTTGTATTAGTTTGTGTTCTAAGACCGCCCACTGCTGGCAAAGTAGTACTGACCGGATTGGGTGTGGCTGCCACAGAAAGACCCGCTGCCATAATATTAAGGATATTGGGGCTAGAAGTAATAGTATATCCATCATTATCTTGCGGTAAGGTAACGAATCTCCAATAACCGTCAGAGCCGGTGACCGTTTGTGTGCCCTCGGTCCAAATAATAGCGGCACCATCATTTTGATTGGTAGCACCTGCCCCACGGTGAACGGTATAACCCACTACTTGAGTGGGTGGTGCCACATTAGGGACCACGCTCCAATTGGCGTGGATAACTCGACCTACTATATCTATGACAGTACTTTCTACGGTAGTAGAAGTGCCTAACACCAATAAATTACCTGCTACGGTGGTCAGGCTAGTAGCGGGAAAACCAATAGTATTGGCAGCGGTACCACCAATAATTACATTATGAGTAGCATCACCTATGACCACGTTATCGACATTATCAGTAAAAGCTATACTAATATCACCGGAACTGGTGTGGTTACGAGATTTAATGGCTCCGGTATTACCAGTTGCATCAGATTGATTATTAGCTATTCTAATCAAACCAGTGGAAGAAAAAATAGCTGGCGATGAATTGGTCGGCTGTACACCCAAATAACCATCAATTATTAAGGATCCCATAGATATGGTCTGAGAAGAGCCTATAGTGCCGTTAGCATTTATTTGAGCAAATGACCAGGATTGAGATCCTTCGCTCCAAAATAAAGCAGAATATGGATTAAGATGGGTGCCGTCACTGGTGCCTCGCACCACCGCTAAACCAATAGGTTGAGATGGCGGAGGTAATGTTTGAGTTAAATTGGGAGGAATTGGATTCAACCAATCATAACTGTTTAGATGTAAAAAATATCCATCGACCGGGTTAGTATAATTGGGCGATACGAAGGAAGGTAAAATAGTAGGGTTAAAAAAATTATTAACTTTGGAAGTAACAACCCTGTTGACGACGATATTAGAAATATGTGACGGATTATAAGGAGAAGGCACAAATGCTGCGGTGGAGTCGGGGGCGTCATTAACTACCCAGTCCACATATCCCACCGTCCCAGGAGCAGCAGTGTTGTAACCTCGCATATAATACTGTTGTGTCATCTAGTCCTCACAGAATAAATGCACATTTATTACCCATCACATTACAGGATGTACCAATTAGAATTACTGGCGGCAGTCAGCGTTAGAGATGCTCTATTAGACTGTATGACAAATGAAGAACTTCCATCAATTGTGGCACCGGCTACGGGGGATAGGGTGATAGGATTAGCGGCGGCGTTTCCCGAAATATCTTTAATAATAATTTGTCTTCCCGTTGTTGCTGATGGTAAGTTAATGATGATTGGGGCGGTGCCGTTGCAAAAAATTACATAGTCAGGAAGTGGGGTATCGAATACGTAATTGCCAGTGATTATTTTAGTGGTTACTATGATGGGGGCAGCAAAACTAGCGGAATCAATATCGTGCCAATATCCATCTGGTCTAAATACATAGACATTTTGATAGCCATCCTCGCGAAGAAATAAAGATCCAGTCTTAGGAGGTGGAATAGCCAAAGCAAGATTGGGATCTCCAAATCCCGCCTGGACGGTAACGCCGGTATTTCCTATAAAAAAAGGATTAAGTACGTCGGGCGCGGGAGCAAAAGGGTTATTGATACGAGCTTCTAAAATATCTAATCGAGTTCTGACATCAGCATATACTCCTGACGGAACTAGCCCTAACTCATTTTCTATAGCTTCTATGGCACCTATCGCAGCATTAACTGACACGGCGTCATCACCCGAAGCAGGCGGCAATGTAGTAGAATCATCTATACTATTAGGATAGTTGCTCATAAATCTCCGACACAAATAGAGTCAAAGACTATGCAAAAATGTTAGTATATGATCATACGCTAATCTTTATAAACTTAAAACCATCAAAATATACATAGAAAGAGCTATTAAAAGACATTGCATGCGTTATGTTTGGATCAAGCACGTACTTGAAACCGTCCCAACGCAAATATCCCGGAACTAAAATGCTACCCATGTATCCTCTTGAGTTATTCTCAAGAGAATATCAAATTAGTAGCATTACTTCTTTAAAGATAGGACGGCATTAATCATTTGTACTCTCTCTTGCATATTGTCCATATTAATTTGAAAATGCCTTAATTGCCACATCTGGAGCATAAACTTGATATAGGCATCGATAGCGATAATACCGTCCCAGCTAATTTGCTCCCTAACGCCATCAGATCTGAGGGTAGCTTTACTGGGTCGAACGAAAAAGATAAAGGTGTCTGGCTCTCGGAGCTTTTCTAGATAGGTAGTTAAATCGGGAGAATATAGTAGATCGGGTAGAATATAGGTATGTTGGGCAGCATAAGCGAGACAATCAAAACTCCTATCGGAAACAAATTTTTCTTCCTTTTCCTCTTCTTTAAGTTGTCGATAGAAAATTTGTGTCTGATAGTCGTTCACTAATTTGATATCGTGGCGAAGTGAATCGAGGTGTAATTCTTTTTCCGATAGAACCATACGGGCCACCTCGGTAATCATGGGCAAATTGTAAGTTTCCGAAACATGGCGTGCCAAAGTCGTTTTACCAACCGAATGACTTCCCACAAAATACACTTTCATTTTACACCTGAACATTGGAAATAAGCTTCTTGAACTCGTCAATAGTTAATTCTACTGCGTTGGTAATTTTTTTTAACGGATCTGAACCGTCTTTAGCAGAAATAACTAGCACTATTTTACCTGGAGAATCTGATTTATAGCAATCCACGTAACTCTTGTCCTCAAAAGTAATCTTCATAATTTTATATTCCAGTACTTGGATAACGGGAGATAATCACTCCACCAGCCGGTCAAAGGAACAATCGGAAAAATGATGCCATAATTTTCAACGCTACCACTATCACTCTCTGCATAGTAAAGTCGAACGAATAACCATTGCAAAACGATGATGTTCAACCATCCTACCCAAGTATAACCAAACAATTTTTTCATAACCTACTCCTATCCGTGATAATTTCTACACAATCTTCATGAACGTATATGGTATGTTCAAAATGCGAGGACATTTCTGCCTCGCACCATACCGTCCAACCATCTTTGTCTGTCCAAGTTTTAACCGATCCGGTTGTCAGCATAGGCTCTATAGCAAGAGTCAAATTATTTTGTATTCTTATACCCTCGCTACTTGTTGACTTATTTGCCACAAATGGACTATCGTGCGGAGTATTCCATGAAAGACCATGTCCACCATAGTTATTAATGACCGAGAAATTGCTATTTCTAGCAGATTTATAAATAGCTTCACCAATACATCCCAATCGTTTACCTACTTGGATAGCTCGGATGCCTTGTGTTAAAGCCTCTTCTGTAGCCCGCACTAATTTAACGTGTTGCTCCGATTTGGCCTGACCATAAATACAGGTAATAGCCGTATCCGCAATAGCGCCTTCAATAGTAACGCCTAAATCAAAACTGACAACATCTCCTTCCTGCAAGCGATAACCGGTAGGAATGCCGTGTACTAACTTTTTTCCCACAGAAATACAAACTCCGGCAGGAAAGGGCGGTTTACCATATCCTTTGAAAGTGGGAATGCCGCCCGCCTTAGTAATAATCTCTTCTGCATAAGCGTTGAGATCAATTAACGACAGTTGAGTTCTTTTTTCGACTTCTTGCTCCAAAGCAATTAACGCATCAGAGGCAATGCGTCCTGCTATACGTTGATAATTAAGCCACTTATCGTCTTTCAAAGACACAAGCATGTTGGAAGCAAAAGGGTTTTTTCTGTCAGTTCTCATGCAACTTACCTTTACGAGAAATTATTTTTTAATACCAGATTTGATGTTGGTGACACGAACAACGTCTTCAATCGCTTTTCTGACGTTAGCGTAACCGATATACTCTTTAAAGTCCTTGCCAGTTAGAATGCTGGCAATTTTCTTATCCAAAAGGATCAGAATACCGTCTAAGTCTCTGACAATTGTTCTATCAAAAATAGGGTTAGCGACCGCATTGACCACATAGCTGCGAATAGCAATCAAATCTAATAGTTCTTGCAAATCCATCATCATTCCTTGTGAGGAGGTTGTGGAATAGCGCCCCCACGAATGATATCACCGGCTTCTGAAATTGCGTCTTGCGCTGTTAATCCATACTTCATATATAATTGTAGTATCAAATACTTATAAGTTAGTTCCGCATTTTCGTTATTGGCTAGAGCGGTTTTAGCTTCAGCTAAAGCGGTTTGACGCTTGGTTCGAGCCAAATCCAAACTCAACTTATCCACTTCGGAAAGTCTTTCCGAACCAAGAGCTGGTGCCGGAGGAACGGGGGTTTGTGCTGGAGCACTAGGGGTAGCTTCAGCTTGAACAACTTTCTTTTCTTTACTCATCAGGACTCCTTACAAAATCTCGGCAGCTCGGGAGGCAAGCTTGCTACGCTCACCCTGGATAAAGGTAATATGCCCAGCCATATCCGAGTCTTTAAATTTCTCAATAACATGGGTCAGTCCGTTGCTGGTAGCATCCAACACCGAATTGTCAATTTGCTCTATATCACCAGTTAAGATGATTTTTGTATTCTCACCCGCACGAGTGAGGATAGTTTTTACATCTTCTTTACTGAGGTTTTGACACTCATCAATTAGAATAATAGCATTAGGAATGCTACGACCACGAATGTAGGTAATAGCCTCCATTTCAATTCTACCCTTCTTCTGATACATTTCTAATTCTCTTCTCCAGTCACCACCGTTTTTTGAGTGGAAAAGCATTTCGAAATTGTCCATAATAGCCTGGAACCAAGGAGCCAACTTCTCTTCCATAGTACCGGGCAAGAAACCGATATCGTTCCCAACAGGTTGAACTGGACGATAGATAATGAATTTGTCATATTCTCTCTTATTAAGGACTAATTCAAGAGCCGTGGCTAAAACGATTAAGCTTTTACCAGTACCGGCGCGACCGATGAGGGTCACCAAGTTTACAGCAGGATCCATAATTAGATCGATAGCAAAAGATTGTTCCTTGTTACGCGCAGCAATATTCCACGGATAATGTTTCTTGATTATTTTGAGTTTATCAGGAGCCACCTGACGACCTATGGCGATACCGTCACCATTGTCAGATTCAAACAAAACACATTCGTGTGGGTTAAGCTTAAGACCATAGCAACGAGGATCAATAAATCCTTGCTGTTGCAAATCTAAACCAGCCTCTTCATCGCGAATCACTTGACTACCAGAGTACAAATCAGTCAACGAGAATCTGGTGCCCTCGTGAGCTTCGGCATCCATACCGCGAGATTTAGCTTTGACACGTAGGTTAATATCATTGCTGACCAACACTGTTTCATGGTCATTTAACCAATTGGAATAAGCACAGGCTAGAATTTGCGTGTCACCGTAAGTGGGATCACCGAAGGTGCGAAAGTCAATATCACCAAGATCAATATAATTAACATCTACTTTCAACATGACGTTATCTTCAAGTAGGATACCTGTACTAATATCGCCGCGCTCACAAATTTCATCGAGCAATCTAATCGCTACCCTAGCATTACGAGCAGCTTCTGATGAACCTTTCTTTAACTTATCTAATTCATTCAGAACAGTGATGGGTAAAATTACAGTACTATCCGGGAACTGCTTGTAAGCACATGGATCATAAACCAAAGTCGATGTATCCAAAATGTATTTTGTGTTCATTATGTCTCTTGTGTCTCTTCAGTGGATTCGAATACGCTCCAACAATTTACTTCCATCTCCAAATAGAACTGTCTTCTACGATCGATTTGTGATAAATCTCGCTTCAGTTTATATTTGCACTTAAACCATTCACCCACTACTTGACCATCCAAGTATATTTTCATGTGACCATCCAGATCATCGATGACTTGGATGCCATAGATGTTCATAAATTGTCTCATTTTTATTTTTTGCTCTGGTGATAGGGTGCCGTCTTCTGACCAAATTTCTGCAATTTTGGTCATGACTTCAGGAACTTCCTCGAACATTTGTTCCAGCAAGCCACGAAGGAATCGAGCTTTCTCCTCGTCTTCCACCAGGTGGGTATTATCAGAATGATTGAGAAGTATTGTGCCTTTCATCTCATAACAAATGCTAGTCTATTGATACTTAGCATTTACTCCATCCACAATTAGTACACGTTAAACACTTTTCTTGATAAGCAAAGGAATTCTCTTTATTACAAGATGGACACTTTCTTTCCGCTGTAGATTTAGTACCATCCACAATATAGTTTTTTAACACACGTGCTACCACCTTAGAAAAAGAAGTAATATCAGAGTGTTTGTCCTTCTGTAGTTGTTCTACTACATATTGAACCGGAGTACCGTGTCTCATAGCCAGCGAGATAGTTCTAGTGAACGCACCAAAATTACCATTCTCAAAAACATTAGCAATGTCTTTGATTATCATTTGATCATCACCTTCACCAAGAACTAAGTTGTATGTAGTAATATCGTCCACCTTACCGTTCTTGACAATTTTGCCCATCTTATATTTATTAGGAATATCTACATATTTAGATAGTCCACCAAAGATTTCATACGGTTTACCGTTAAACAAACCCACAAAGATAGTCCATTGTTCGCCTTGAATTTTTGCCTTCCTAATATCGCAAGGTAATTCAATAGGACGCTTGGGTGCCATGGAAGCTTCAATCTCTCCTGGACGACCGTCCGCCTTGGGCTTGGACGTATCCTTCTGAATGAGCACACCATCACGGCACTTATCACGATAGACAGTAAAGCCCTTGCAACCCTTTTCCCAAGCACGCATGTAAACTTGAGAGACAATATCTCTACTGATATTTTCTGGAAGATTACAAGTCTTGCTAATGCTATGGTCAATAGATTCTTGAGCCGCAGCTTGTAGATCTACTGAAGCTACCCAGTCGATGTCGTTAGAGGTAGCACCATGGTACGGGGACTTAGTAATATCCGTCTCCCCGGTAGCGTCCATCCACTTCTGTACACCATGATGGTAGACAGTAAACTCTTGCCAGGAATCACCCATGGCGTCTACAAAATCTACACGTGCATTTTTATCAGAAGGGTTATGCTTCTTGCGGCGCATGTAAGACAAAGAATAAACTGGTTCAATACCGGATGTAGTTTGAGTTTGTGAAGACACCGATCCGGTTGGAGCGGTAGTGGTTAAAGCAATGTTACGACGACCTGATGTCTTCCACATCTTCCGTACGGCTGGTGAGCAGTCCTGAAAAATGCTACCAAGGTACTCGTGATCCTTTTCCAACTGATAATCAAAAATAGGGAAGGCTCCTCTTTCCTTTGCCATAATGCACGAAGAGGTGTGGGCAGCAACAGCTAGAGCACGATAAATCTTACGAGTTACTTCGATGGATTCCTTAGAACCATACTTGATACCTAACATAGCTAAAGTGTCGCCTAAAGCTGTAATACCCAGTCCTGTACGACGACCGCTGATGTTCATTTCTCGGATCTTTTTCCATAGGTTTTGTTCGGTCTGTTTAGCTTCCGGAGGCTCGGGGTCCGCCTTGACCTTGGCGATAATTCTGTCCACACATTCAATTTCTAAATCAATAATATCATCCATCAGGCGCTGCGCCACCTGGGTGTGCTGGTTGAATTTCTTAAAATCGAAGGCGGCTTCCTTGGTAAAGGAATTCTTGACGTAAGAAGATAGGTTCAAGACCAAAAGACGGCAGGCATCATAGGCGGGTAATACAATTTCCCCACAGGGATTAGTACAGATAGAATTATGACCAAAAGCAGCATACAGATCGGATGGTGTGTTGCGTTTGACAGTATCCCAAAAGAGCAAACCTGGCTCGGCAGAAGCCCAAGCAGAATCAATCACCTGATCCCAAATCTCCCTAGCGCTAACTTTCTTGGTTACCCTAGCTTCTTCTAAAGGGGCTTCTACTGGCCAACGAAGAGTGTACTCTTCATTACCCTTCACTGCCCGCATAAACTCATCATTGAAACGAATGGAAATGTTAGCGCCCGTTACTTTCTTGGTATCGCGCTTAATCTTGATGAAGGTTTCAATTTCGGGATGATTAATGGAAATAGTGATCATCAACGCGCCGCGCCTCCCATTCTGTGCCACCTCACGACAGGTATTAGAAAAGCGTTCCATAAAAACGCCAATGCCGTCAGTGGTTTTGGCGGCATTGTTAGTGATTACATCTTTAGGACGGATACCAGAGATATCGAGACCTACGCCTCCACGTCGCTTCATGATTTGGGCGATCTCTTGATCAGCCAACATGATACCGCCATAGGAATCAAGTTTACTAGAATTGACGCCTTGGACGACGAAACAATTAGAGAGGCTCTGTAGTTGATAAGGGTTTCCGATGGCAGACATAGGGCTGCCTTGTGGAACGACGAATCGAAAATGATCTAACAGAGAAAAAATGACTTCTTCAGAGACTGGGTTTGGGTATTTATTTTCAATACGCGCAAACTCTTTTGCCAAACGACGATGCATGTCAGCTGGCGTCAGCTCTAGATATTCACCCTGTGGTGTCTGTAAAGCATATTTATCAACAAATACTTTCGCTGCGAACTCATCACCACCAAAGTATTCAATTGACGCTTCATAAACCTGAGCATAAAGATATCCTGTCATAATCCACCTTAAGAGAATTAAGTTAAAATCCAATCATTATTTTTGATCAGACACTTATATTTTAATGTTCTCTTTCATCATAGAAAGAGCGCTGTCGATCGTTTTGATACAGCTCAATCGGGATATGCCTAACTTCTTGCATATCTTATTAATTGACATCGGTTTATCACCATCGAAACCGTACGCCAAACTGATTATCTCTTTCTGTTCATTAGAGAGAATAGAGAGGGCATCCTGCACCGCATGATTCACTTGAGATTCCTCAAGCTCTTTATCAGGACAATAACGCTCCTCGATCAGCAAAGGCATTACCGACTCTTTGTGAGGGGTATTTGCTTTTGCTACCTTCAAAGGAAATCTAATGGTGGTATGCAAATTAGCACTGCGCGAAATACGAGTACCAATATAGTTATGTGCCCACGCAAAGAAAGAGCCTTTGTTAGGTTTGAAGGTCTTCATAGCCTTAATGAGGGCTTCATGTCCTTCTTGGTTTAAATCTTCGTAATTGCTGAAAGCCTTATAACGACCAGTTTTCATGGTCACCAAATAGCGAAATTTTTCTACGCACAATCTGTTATGTTTGTCGAATTCTCTGGTGAGTTTTGGATCCTCAGATGTCTTGAGTCGATCTCTAAGATCGATCCATTTATTCATCAATTCGTTTGCTTCTTGTTCGGTTAGCATATTTCTCTTCTCACTTAAAACTATCCAGCTCAGTCGAAAGTAATTTAATACTCCATTATTGATACTTACTGATTTCCTCATCCAAAATTTCGACGACCGATTCAACTGTCGATTTGATAATCTCATGATCTTCCAAAGAAAGAGCGAATTTAAGCAGCTGTACAATCTGCTCTAATTTATACTTGTCAATACCTTGTTTATCGCTCTTTTTGGTCATATTATCGTCTATTTCCATCCTTAATATTCATTTTAGCAGAATATGGACGAAGATTAGGGAGTGCCCAACATTTCTGAAAATTATCATCCTTCATAGAAACATAGGGTAATTGAGTTTGAGGGATGATATGATCAATCTGCCAAGTCCAGGTGGTTGGATCGTTATCATCCCAAATGTTTATATCGTATCTACCATAATTCTCCCAGGTCATCCAGGGTTCGAATTGTTTTTCTATATGTTCTTTTAATTCTTGAAACGAATAAGGAAGAAAATTAATTACTGATTTTTCAGATTTAGAATATCCAACACTCTTAATTAATCTATACACTGAAGCTGAAACATTTTCTCGTAGCCTGACGAGTGGATCATTTTTTCGTCGTATCACCATATAATCATTCAAACGCTTACGATTTTGTTGTTGATAAATCCTTGATTTTTCTTTATTGGCGGAATAATAGTCTTTTTTAGACTGTGAAATACTTTTTTTGTTATTTTGTTGATACCTTTTTGCTTCATCTAATAATCGGTCTTTGTTATCCTCATAAAATTTTTTTCTTCGTTGCGTTATGTAATTTTCATTTTCTTTTCTGTATTGTTTATTATACAATGATATACAAGTGCTACACTCGGTACGACGAATTCCCTTCTTTTTATCTCTGAAAGGGAAATCAATTTCTGATTTCCCTTCACCACATATCCTACAAATTTTCATTTTGAATAACTATCCTTGGCCCAGCCGGAACCGGTCAAAATAAAATTTGTGCCACCAGCAATAAGTCTCTTGACCTTTTGAAAGGTATGTCGCTCTCCAGTGTCTAACTCTCCCTTTTCTTCACAATGTGGGCAGTATTCTAGCTCTTCGTTAATCGAATGTTGATATTCAAATTCTCCGTGAATCGGGCATTCATAAAGATAGGTTGGCATTATTTATTACCCTTTTCTAGATTAGTCTTGGATAAGATTGGTCGAAGATTCTCCAGAGCCCAGCACTTCTTAAAATTATCATCTTCCATCGATGTATAAGGTAATTTTGACTGTGGAATTATATGATCTATATTCCACGTCCAAGTTTTAGGGTTTGCTTCATCATAAATTTTGGCGTTATGAATACCCTGATTATCCCAATTCATCCAGGACTCAAATTGTTTTTCTAAATGCTTCTTTAATTCATCTATTGAATAAGGGAGGTACTTAAGTATTGACTCACCCTTTTTAGAAAAACCTTCAGTTTTCAGTCCAACATAGACTGCTATAGAAACATTTTTTCTTAGTCTATAAGCGGGGTCCGTTTTTCGTCTTTTTCTGTCATATTCGTTATGATAATCTGTTTTGGCTTTTCGATTTTCCTGCTGATACTGTTTTTGAGTTTCCAGAATAGTTTCTCGATTTTCCTGATAATGTAATTTGGCATAAGTATTACGAGTATCTTTATTTTCCCTATGATATTCTTTCTGTCTTTCAACTATATCTTGCTTGTTTTCCAAATAGTATTCTTTTTGATACTCTGCTATCTCTACCTTATTTTTATCGTAATATTCCTTTTGCTTGACAGATAGGAATTGTGAATTTTCGTGATTGTATGTTCTTTTCTTGACGGATAGTTCATCTATATTTTCTACATAGTATTTTCGCTGATACTCTTTTTCACAGACGAGGCAGGTATTTCGATATTTTTGTGATTTAGTAATGAAATAGAATTTATCCACATCTTTTTCATCTCCACATTTTCGACATATTTTCTTCACAACTGCCTCAATTAATCGAATGCTCAACTAACAACTTAATGCTCTTCTTTATATTGTCAATTTCTGCCCCAACTTTATCTAATTTTGCCCTAATCTTTTTTATTTGAGAAAGTCTTTCTATTGCTGGGGTTTTCGTATCTGCCTCAATACCATCTAGTTCCACTGTCAAATCTTTAACGGTTTGATATGCAACAGTTAGTCTAATGTTCAAATTAGCAGTAAGAAACTCATGTTTCATCGACGTCTGACTTTTCCTTCTTTTTTCTGACTATCTATTCTGGTTTGTAGGGCTTGATAATTACTTTCACCTAACAGATTAGCGTAGACCTTTTCCTTTTGAGAAGCATCTTGTTGAATCTTCTTGGCATCACCCTTCAGCTTGTCGATCAGTTCCCGACCATATAACTCTACGGTGCCCTTACCAGAACCACCACTGATCAAACGAAGAGTCTTTCCTTTAACTTTGCAGCTTGGACATTCTTCTGGATCAGGAGCCTTAATGGACATGAAATCTTCCCATTCATGTTTGCATTCTTGACATTGGAATTCATAGGTAGGCATGGGATGGAATCCTTCCGGGTTGATAAGCGCTTCTCAATTTATAACTTTTGCCCTTTTTGAGCGATTTGAGAAGCTTCTTTTTGAGTTGGGGTAAGCCTCCATTGGCTGATAGATTATAAGCACTTTTCATTGATTTTCCTTAACTAAAAACCTATCCACTAAGCGGTAGTCTATATCTTTGGTCCAATTCTTTTTGATATCTTGCTTATATTTTTCGTCTTTAACTTCGAAGACAATATACAATTTTCCTGTTTGCTCTTCGTACTCAATTCTAACAGCTTCTGCCACAACATTATCCTGCATTTTGACCTCTATTGTATGCTAAATTATACATCCAACAGTTCGATCCTTTCTGAAATATCATCCGGATCACGCATTTCAAAAGTAGTCGGATCTTCTTCCACTTTATCGTCAATCAAAGTGCCGCATGCCAGATTCTTAATTAGTCTTCCCTTCCCCAATTCGCCATCTCTATTCTTAATTATGTGGTAGAACATATCAGGATGATTCTTTTCATTAGGACGAGATTCAATCTGAAGAGCAATATTGGCATTCTGCATAATGAGAGCCGAACGACCGATGCGATGCAAACCAATCTTATCCTCTTCCTTAGCGCCCTTAGTACGATTAAGCTGTACCGCGCTTAGCACCGTACAGTTATGCACGCGGGCAAACTCATGAATCTTCTCGGCGATCTTGCCCAACTTAAGCCAGTCTTCCATCTCTCCGTTGTCATAGTCCATCAAACCCAGATAATCGATGACAACAATCTTGGGATCGTACAAAACCTTAGCTTCCTCATATAACAGCTCTAGGCTTTCCATAGTAGCGCCGCGAGGAATATCCACGATTTCGAATTGGTAAGGATATTTATTAATGAAACGAAGGGATTTCTTTAATTTATCAGCTTCCATTGGATTGAGCTTAGCGCTGCGAATCAATTTAGTGGGATTGTTAGACAACCTGCCCAAGACACGATTAAGGCATGGCTTAAAGGGCATTTCTAAAGAAAAATACAGCACATTGTGTCCAGGAGTAAAATTATCTACGGTTTCAATATTATTATTGTTAAGCCAAATCTGAATTGCCATGTTCATGAGCAACATAGATTTGCCAGCGCCCGATTCACCACCGATAAGCAAAAGTTCTCCAGGACGTAATCCATCTGTTACGTGATCTAGATAAGAGTAGTTACATTTAATACCAGAATCAAAATTAGGATCCTCTAGTTTAGCATTGTATTCCTCGCGAAAGATAGGTACTGCTTCTTTAAGTGTTTTGCGTTCGAAAGTACGGACCTGATCCAGAGCTTTGATGTTTTGGACGGTCTTCTGCATTTCGATGACCACTTTATTAACATCAATACTACCCACTTCCAGCTTGGACATAAGGGTTTTAGTATCTAACAATTGCTTTTCAGCAAATCTTTTCTTGATCTTTTCTAAATCATGCTTGTATTCTTTATCATTGACTTGAGTTTTTTCTAGCTGAGACCAGACATTCTTGACGGTTTCAATTAGTTTGTCATTATTGCCCTTGGACAATTTTTCCGTAATGACACGCAGTGTGGGAAGCTCTTTGTAAGTACGAATATATCCCACTACTAAATTGGCAAAGTTCCATACATCATTAGAAAAGATTTTAGGATCGTGCTCATTGGCAAAATCTAAGCCGTGTTTCTTGTTGGTAATGATACTTTTGAGAACCGCTAGGTCTAGTTCGTTGTAACTCATTATTCCCGTCCTCTCATATCAACACCAGGAGATACTACAAATATCTTCAAATAACCTTTAACCAGGCTGCCAATACTATCTCTCAACGAACCTTTGAAGCTCTCTAGAACATTAGGACTGTTGGTACACATCAAAGTAGGTAGTTTGTTTTGACTACGGGCTCTGAAGACACTTTCCAAACTTCTAGCATACAGATCGGCAGCGTTCTCAGAAGGCATGAAGCGGGGGTCAAACTCATCGATCACTAAGAAATCTACCAACACTAACTCGCGACGAGCTAGGAATTTGTCTTCTCCACTACCGGAGGTTAGTACCGACACAATATCACTCAAATTGGTATACAAACAAGTGTATCCTTTTTGACAAGCCTTCTTGAGAATACAGGTAGATGTCATAGTCTTACCCAAACCATGTCCCCCAGCAAAGAGGATAGATACACCATTATTATAACTAACTTTTAGATCCTGTATGTACTCTTCGTATTTAATTTTAAGGCGAGGATCTCCTATGAAATCTCGCTCCATTTTGAGACCCCAATATTCAATAGGAATGTTGCTTTCCGCATAACGATTAATTGCTGTCAACTTAACAAACTTGTTATCGGCTGTATCCTGACTATTCTCAATAGCCGTGATAGCTTCAGATAGCTTCTTGCTAGGAATATTACGAAGTGCTTGGCTTTTTGAAAAATCCGGGGTATCCATAGGTTTTCTTTCTAGGTGCCTGTGAATCAGGATAGTGATCCTTCATCTTCTCGGCAACCACACGACGTTCTTGTTCAGCTAACTCGATATGTAATTGTGCTTTGGTCATTGCATCCAAAGATTGTTCGTCAGGTTCAGGCTGACCTTCCTCTGCTGCCTTTTCTCTAATTTTGTCGGCTATTTCTTGCGCTCTCGAGTGAGTGGCGATTCCCGTGTGGAGCAATACTTTGGTTAGTAGTATATCCTGGGCTGGACTGTGAATAATCATTAAACTTTGGTGATCTAAAGTTTTCAATACAGCTTGCTCTTGGGTCCACTCTTCTACGATACCCTCTACTATATTGCCGCTGCGCAAAAAACATTTAATATGTTGTCCGGGTTGTGGTATCATACGATCCTTTTAAGAATTTCTGGATCGAACCCAGCCTCGACCATTTGATTAATGGCATCTGAAAGATTATCTGGACGGGGATCCATTTGATAAGCAAAAGCTAAATCTCCGTAGCTAACGAGAGATAATAATCCACAATGACCTAAAATATGACGATATTCAAAGGGCAAAAGAGTAGAACGATCCACGTTGAGATTCTTCTTACCCCCTAATAACACGTTCATCTTGTACGGAATGACTACATCATCATTGGTCATAAAAGAAATAGAACGCAGTTTGCTCTTCTTGGGAACGATATTGACGAAAACCCAATCAATATAATCTTTAAGGATTTGTGGGTTGGCTGATAGTTTAGCCACCAGCGTGTTCATCTGCCACACCTCGAAACACTTGTTAGGGTTTTGGTTATTGAATTTCCAATGATAATCATTACCATAGATAGCTTTCCATTTTTGACAAAAATAGCCGAGGAGGTGAGCAATTTTCCATCGTGACACCTCTAATGTTTCGATCTCGTCGAATTTAGCAAAGAACTTCTCGTATTTTTCGTTAGGGATGGAATTAAGCTCCCCTTCACTCTTCTTTATCATGTTTCTTTGACTTTCTCTTTTTCTTTTCTTCGATGGGCCAATTGACGTCGAAACCGTCCTCTGAGGTATAAATCTTGTGTCGAATGCGCGAATGATTATCTAGATAGGTTATTTGATCACAGAAATCTATTACTACCGCAAATGTTTTACCAGGATATTTACGGATGACCCTCCCTACCCTTTGTAACGCCTTGACAGTAGATTTGCCACCACAAGCGATAACCAATCCTGCTAAACTAGGAATATCTACTCCGATATCAAAAATCTTGGAAGCTAGAATACAATCGATCTTACGATCTTCTAAATCCTTTTTAACTTGCTGTCGCTCATCTTTATCGTTACTACCATCCAGAATAGCACACTTCATGTGTTGCTTAAACAGATCGTATAGAATCCTGCCATGTTTAAGACTACTGAACAAGATTAATGTTTGATAGCCTTTACCTACCAGCGTTTTGGCAGCATCCAAAATTAAACCGTTGCGAACTTCATTTTCTACCACATACTTCTTATAGATAGAAGGATACGATTTTTCAATATCATATGGGTAGGGAGGAACAACACGAAATCGAATAATAGCTTTGGCTAAATATCCCTCCCTAATCAAACGAGAAGCTGGAATATTGACAATATATTTACCCAGCACTGATTCAATTAATAGATCGGCGCCATCATCACGCCACGGACTACCACTCAAGCCGTATAGGTGTTCTGGTTTAGAGTGCTTGAAAATCTGTTGAACGGTTTCGCAGGCTGACATATGACATTCGTCAATGATATGGACTTTAGCATCCTTCATCATCCGTTCAATATTAGCATATTTGTTCTTACTGAGAGTCTCCTCCTCATCGTCAGAATCTAACAGAATCTCATTCTTCTTCATACCAATGGCTTGACCCACTGTCCAAATACTAGCGATATTGATGTCATGTATCTCGCACTGACCATCACCAATGATACCGATAGGTTCGTCGAATACCTGTGAAAAAAACGCGTGAAACTGGTATAATAAATCTTTACCAATAACATAAATAATAGTCTTTTTACCTAATTTTGCAGCAATAAGAGCGGCGATCAAAGATTTGCCACCACCCGTAGCTACCTTTATAATTCCTCGATCATATTTGTCAATGACATCTAAAATTTCTAATTGGTAAGGGTAAGGAAGTTTGTTAATCTTTTGCAAATTAAACAGAATATGTCGCTCTTTTCCTACTGATTTAGCGGGACGTCGATCCACAATTTCCAATGGCTTACCAGCCACCTGATAGAAATCTTTGACCCTATCTACCAAACCTGTAGCTAACTGTAAGGTGGGTGTAAGTAATTTCTTAAAACCATCCCACTTGACATAATCACCATCGCGGTTGATGAAACCGCGATAAGCCGCAGTGTGCTCCGCGCCCTGAACGAAAAAAGACAAATGTTTATCTAGAGCAAGAATATGCCCCACATCCGCCTCTTCCATAATCTGTGAGGTGTTGCCCTTGATGACGAGTTTAGCCATGCTGATTCATATATAACCGGCACCTTTTTCTCGACATTCTAATAGTTTATAGCTTGGGCAACTCTTCTTTAAATAAATTCAATAAGGCACGAAATAATCCCATCACAATATTAAAATCCTTACTCACGGTGTTGGTAGTAGGTGGCACCATAATAACAGGCGGTGAAGTTGGCGTTACAGCCGGGGGTGGCGTGATGGGTGCTGGAACTGGGTTTGAATTGATAGGAGGATCAGGTTGGTGATCTGGTATAGGCTCATTAGTGGGTGCTGCTGTTGTATCCCATAATGAAAGATCTTTAGCTAAATCAGTATCTACGGGTGCACCTGTGGTTGGTAAATGTCCGCCTCCACCTGTGTTCTGCCATAGCACCCAATCGGACCATGGGTGCGGAATGTCCGGATTGGCTTGATAACTGGCAATCCACAAGGGATACTGGGAAAATGCTGCTTGAAAACCAACATTATCAGCCCAATTTGGATAAGTATAAATAAGCGGCTTACGACCACTAAGGCGCTCGTATTCTTGTAAATAGGTTAACATCCACTGGTTGAGCTGCGCAGAATTACAGCCCCATTTACTCCAATCTTGTGGTGCGGGCCATTCACAATCCACACAAGTTAATTCGCCCAAAGAAGCGTTAAAATGATATTGAGCCTGTTTAATAGGATCGCGTAAAGGCTGTGAAGGTATGGTAGGTAAAGGATAAATAAAATGATAACATGCCACTTTAATTCCTGCTGCCTTAGCCCCAGCAACATTTTTAGCATAATTAGAATCTATTCCACCGTTGCCGACCCCACATCTCATTATACAAAATTGTATACCAGATGCAACCACAGCCTGCCAATCAATATTGCCCTGAATAATACTGACATCTATCCCTTTAATTAAATTAGCCATTGTTTCTCCAATTTATACCACGTTTGATACTGTTAATGGTAGATCGAGATACGCCATATTCTTTTGCTATAACTCTTTCAGATCTGGTATCAATTCTAATTTCTTCTACTAATTTTTCAGTGAGAACCGCTCTAGGATTTTTCTCACCGCTACTATCTTCTCTATTTTCCGACATCAATTTTTTAGTATCTGGTGAGTGACGTTTGCCAAACATAGCATTTTTCTCACCCATTTGCGCCTTGGACATTTTAATTATAGTTTCATCAGAATTTTTGCCACGACTGCCACCTTCTCTAATATTATATCCTTTATCCTTGTTACGACTGTCAAAATAATTGATGTAATAATCTTCGAGATAATCGGCATTTTCTTGATTAGAGGTGGTAGCTAAAATTTCGTAGCAAAATTTATCAGCACCATATTTATTGATTGCATTATGTAAATATGCACAGTGCACGTAACCAGCACCGCCTTTCCATCGTTCTGGCAAAGTATACCAAGTTTGACCTACGTAAACTTTAGAATTAATGGTATTTTTAAGTAGATAAATTGTGCATTGAGACATACAATAATGTGTAATTATTCCGGCTTGTGTTCATCAATTGCAAAAGATTCTATGCGTGATGCATCCACATATCTTGTTCCAAAGCTTGTTTCAAGAATTAAATAATTATCAATTTTTTCTGGTTTTATTTCCAGTAATTTGCCATAAAGCACGGTGCCACCGCTTATATTTATGCTGACATTTTTACTTAAATAGTTACCAATTAGAGATACCATCCTATGTTCATTCTGTCTCATCATTTTCTCCTTATTTATGGACAAATCGGTTACCGGGGTGACCTTGTTGAGCTGCTTCAAAACCGGAACGAACTGATGCCGGAGGGGACGGATCGTTGGGAACGGCGGAATTGGTCTGCGCTGGTCTTCTCACCTGCCTAATAGCCTGGATAACTTCCATTTTGCAAGCGGTAGGTCCATAATGTTCTTTAGCTAATCCAATTGGAACTAATGTCACGATGTTTTTGACGATAGGGAGCAAATAACCTTCGATCCACACGCCTCCCACCAATATTTCCACGTCTTGTTTGATAAAATTCTTAAGAATATCCGATTCCATCTTTAACCTTTGCTTTCATCGCAGTCATCACAACCATCATCTTTAGATTCATCAGAACTGCACGGTTTTAATTCGCGTGCAGCAAAGACAACACCAATTGGAACAAAAGAAGAGCCATATCGCTTTAATTCCCATTTATCGGTCGGAATAAGTTCCACCACAAAACTGTTGCGTGAAAAATGCAAAAGACCACTAAAATTTTTCCCGTGGGTAGTGTATACGGTAACTTCCGTACCATCTAATTTAGCCAATACATCATAGAATTTGTCCGATTCTAAAATTTCCATTATGACTTTCTCCTATTCTCATAAAACTTTCCAATAAGCTCTCTTACTTCCAGGTTAAGCCCATCTTCGCCACAGTAAAAAGAGACTATTTTAGAACCATCTACTTTTTGAGAAGAAGAATCCCAGGTGCTTAATATTATGTAGTTATCAATAATTTCTGGTTTAATCTCTTTCAACACACCAGTATAGTTGGTTCCCGCATCTGTATAAACGGTTACTAGTTTATTTAGGCAACTACCTAAAAGGGATACCATTCTATGTTTATTGTCCTGATTCATTACTTTTCCTATATTTTTCATCGATTTTATTCTCTAGACAATAAATCCAGTATAGACTACTCATTGTTTGCGCCTATCTACCACCCCTCCAACCAGTTTACCAAAAGCAGAAGATTTGGCAGCCATCTTATCTTTGATCTTTTGTGCCGCAGAAACCGTTTCGTTAGTGCCCGTTTCCAATTGTAGATTGAGGTTACGAGCTTCATCCTTGTTCTTGACAGCGGTGGTGTGCTCGTGAGCTTCCTTCTTGAGCTGAGTGACGCGGGACTCTGGCAAACCGAGACCGCTGAACATACTGTATACTTTGACAACAGGGTCAGGAGTTTCTACGGTGTAAATACCTTTGAAAACTCCCTTAGGAGTACCACATTGATCATTGATCATAGCCATAGCATAAGTGATACTAGAGCTTGGAATCTTTGCCCAAACCTCTTTGTTGGCAGCAATAATTACGCCCACATATCTCGATTGTTTAAGATCAAAACCACCAGCTAACAAATTACCATTCAAATTGTTAACCACTGCTTCGGCAATAGCGGTGTCTTCAGAAAAGTTATCCACAGTCAATTCCCCATAAACCGTCAAACCTTCACCATCAGTGAATAGCTTGCCCCACTCCATAGGATCAAGTCCTTTGACGGAGGATGGCATGGAAGAGAGCGTATTAAAAATATCGATAGGCTCTACAATTGCCTTGTTAGCAACACCGAAGAATTCCATTTGACTAACGTTATGGTAGATAACTTCTAGTTTAGCGTTATCAACTACAATTAGGTTATTAATCTTTTTATTTTGAGCCATTCTAGCTAACTTAGAAAGAGTTTCTAACGCGTTAGTCTTAGTTTGAGCATCTTCATTATCCATCGGGAGCACAGTAATTACTACTAGTGGCTTACCTGTGCCAGACAGAACGTCAACCAAAGTTTCACAAGAACCTGCTCCCGAACCGCCCCCTAAAGAAAGGCAGAGTAAATTAATCTGGGAACCAGCTAACTTATCGTTCAGCATTTGAAGAATTTCGCCACGATGCGATTCGGCTGCCGCACGACCAATTTCAATTTCTTTAGCCGCTCCACCCAAACCGTGCTCTAACAATAGTTTGTTGGCATCTGGAATGTTAATAAATTTTAAATCTTGCATGGCAGTATTGATAGCTACTGTATCGTAGCCTAGCTGATAAAAAGCTTCAGCTAATCTAGAGCCGGCTTGACCCGATCCTACTACACCTAAAGCAATACTTCTTTCTTTTCTTGATACGATCTTAGCTGCCATCTTACTCTCCTGTTGTTTGGCTTCACTTTTGGCTTTTAGCGCCGCCAACTTGCTAGCATCCATTTTATCTTCTGTTTTAACTTCTGTATTAGGCATGTTATCTACTATTTCTTCTGGTTTTCCCTGTTCCGTTACTGATGTTGCTGGCATTCTCTTTCTCCTTGCGTCCTATTATATCACTTCAAAAACCACTGGTTCAACTTATACCAATTCACCGTCTCCTCCAGCCCGCCCTTAAGCTTATAGGAAGGTTTCCACCCCAAAGCTTGTAGCTTAGAAGTATCTACTGCGTAGCGAAAATCGTGACCAGGACGGGGATCTGGGATAAAGGAGATAAGTTGATACCCTTCATTCATAGCATTACATACTGCCTGGATGACTTCAATATTAGTGAACTCCTGATGGGCAGAAATGTTATAAGTTTCATTGGAAGCGCCCTTCTCCACTATCGTAGAAATGGCGCTACAATTGTCATCTACGTAGGTCCAATCTCGAATCTGTTTACCTTCTCCATAAATAGGAATTTTTTGACCAGTCAGGATGCACTTTATCGCCTTGGGAATCAGCTTCTCGGGGAGCTGGCGGGGTCCATAGTTGTTGGAGCTTCTAGTAATGTTATAAATTAACCCATGGCTGGCGTTGGCTGCTTTGACCAGCATCTCCCCAGCCGCTTTAGAAGCTGAATAGGGGTTCCTAGGGTCTAACGGCGCCTCCTCGGTCCAGGCAATATCTTTCTCGCTGGTCAGTTGCCCATATACCTCATCCGTAGAGATGTAAACCAATTTCTTAACATTATGTTTAAGACAGCAATTAATAACTACTTGAGTTCCCAATACATTAGAGGTAACAAAAGAATTCGGATCACTAAGCGATGTATCGACAAAGGTTTCGGCAGCACCATGAATAACAATCTCGGGTTGCTCGCGCTGAAAGATGATATCCATGACATGATTATCACGAATATCAGCTGGATAGAACTTGTGGTTCTGGTTCCAATACATAGAGTTCAAGTTGTTAGCTGTAACTCTATCGATACTGATGAAGGTATCCCTATCAGCTTCTTTCTTTTGACTGTAGATGGCTTTGCGAACGTAATTTCCTAAAATAAATCCACAAGAACCCGTAACGAGAATCTTCTTGCTCATACTCACCCACGATACAAATTGTGTCTAGTGTCGTGAGCATATATATCCCCATCTATTGTGTACGTCTTTTGCCACTTTTCAAAAAGATACAAAAGATTGTGATTAAGGAAAAGTTTGTTAGCTGGATGTTTTTTAAGGGTAGCACTTTCTTCATGAAAAATATTAGTGTCGCCACAGTAGACAATTTTTTTCTTCTGCTTGTAGTTGATAGAGAGACATAAATCTACATCATCAAATGCCCAATGAAATTTCTCATCCATACCTGGCAAACCTGACTTGTTGGTTTTGCATACTTCACGATAGGCACTAGGGCGGGTAATCAAAACGGCACCTGTAACTACCTGAAATAATCTATTCTTCTCCGCTATTTCATCTGAAACTTGCCCTCTACGAAAGTGCATGGGGGTTTTGTACTGTTTGTCAAAGACAACACCCGCATGCTGGAGCTTATCGGTATTAGTATAGAGTAATCTGGCGCCCACAGCCCCAACAGTAGAATCTTTCTGAATGATATTCATCATGTTACCAATAGAGGTAGTGTCATTAAAAATCACATCATTATTGAGCAACATTATTAAATCATTATCGGGCGGCGAAACGTCATGAAAAAGATAGTTCATACCTTCTGCAAAGTTTTGTCTATTATCCTTATAAGGAAGAACTCTAATATTACTTTCCCAGGACTTAACTATTTCCACTGTATTGTCTGTAGATCCATTATCTTTGATATGCCAGGTATAAGAAGAGTTTCCTAGAGCTGGAATTAAGGACTGATGCAATTTAGTTAATTTATCTACACCGTTCCAAGTGAGAGTGAGGATATGTAACATTAGAAACCTACCCTAAGACCGCCACTAACGGTCCACGTGGCATCAGAAGCGACCGAAACAGAGGGAGCTACATAGGTATTATTCATTAGCGGCGAGAAGACATTACGACCCACGTTGTAAGCCACTGGAGTAACTACCAAAGATGGTTTTCCATTAACGGCTTGCCAACCAGCACCCACCTCTAGAATGGACCAATCGGGAGTTGTTTTATACTGTCCATAGCTCATGATACCTACGTTAATGCTTGGAGTAAACTCACCCCTGACATGATTGAGGTTGATACCACCATCCGCACCCAATAAGAGCCTTGGGTTCCAGAAGCTAAACTTAGCGGTTGGATACACTTGTTTAGTGGTAGAAGAGGCAATGGGCACCGTATAAGTCTTGCCATTTGTTTGAATGTTGACTTGACTATATACATAGTTTCTCTGATTTTCATCCGTACCGATAACATTATCCACGGTATAGGTGCGCGACGGAATAGTGGCACTCCAGGGTTGAGCCTGAAAGGCGGAGAAACCTACTGTTCCGAAGGGAACTTTAACATTACCAAAATCTTCATTCAACTGATAAGTTTGCTGAGCTTGCATAAATCCGAAAGGATCAGTAGAGGGACAACCGGCAGGGGGCGGTCCAGGAGGATTAGGATTTGTCGTGCCCTTACCAGTGCTTGGCTGCCCCGTCACACTTTGCCCCTGACTGTTGACAGTAACTACATTGGCAGTGGTCACTGAGGCATTAAGAGTATTCAAATCGTTCTGAATGGCTTTGAGAGCATCCGCATTGACACCATTAGCTGCCAGCAAATTAGCAACATCTTGTTGTGTTGCCCAGCTAGTTTGGCTGCGTACAATACCATCAATCAGTTGGCGCTGCACTACCTGTTCCGTTTGGATGGCTGTTTGCTGCACAGAGATTTGATGCTGATTGTAAATCACAAATCCCAACGCCCCTAACGTGAGAAATAATCCCACTATGACTAAAATCTTTCCTAATGTTGTATTCATCTTACACCTTAACTTTGTACTGCTGGACACCAATGGATAGCTCTGCCTTCTGGTGTAGTTTCTTTCTTAATCGGATTACCTAATGGATCTTGTTTTTGACCATAAACTTTAAAACAACTAGAATACTTACCTTCTTCACCATATGGCGTAGCATAAGTATGGATAGTGGCGCCCTGATGTTTGTATGATTCTTGCATAATAATTACGATATTATCACAAAGAGAATAAATCTCTTCATCCAATAAACTATTAGCAGTACGCCAAGGAGATATTTTGGATATATATAATGCTTCAGCACGAATATAATTACCCACACCTGCAAATATAGATTGGTTCATCAATATTTCGCCAATTGTTTTATTAGAAGATTTGATCTTAGATTCAACCCACAGAATATTAAAATCTGTAGCACCATCGAAAGGGTCCCAACCTAATTCTGCTAGTTTCTTTTTGAGGTTAGCTTCACCGTGAACGAATTTAATGGTTCCAAAATGGCGCGGATCATTAAAGTACACTTTACTTCCATCAGTAAACTCAATACCGAGAGCTGGGTGTTTGCCTCTTTTAGGGCTCCACTGACCACTCATTCCAAAGGTGCAAAACATATACCATTCATCCTCGAAAACCCAATACATGAATTTACCTTTGGTTTTTACATCAAGAACTGGTGATTTGTTTTTGAACGCATCCAGTCCTTCTGGATTAGTCTTTTGATATCTGCCATGCATAGAAAAGACAGCAGTAGTTTTTCCCACAACTAATGGACGAATTAATTCCACACTTAGACGCACCTCAGGACCCTCTGGCATTATCCTTACTCCACTTCTTGACAAAGATTTGTCTTGCTTGTTTATACAACTGATGTGTATTTAATTGACGACTGGTTTGCTTGCCAAAATGAACCACTGGCATGTCTATGACCTGCATAGCAATTCCCAACTTCCTAGCTCTAAATGAGAGATCCGTATCCTCAAAATATGCTAAACCAAATTCTTCCGAGAATATTTGAGGGGCTGGAGTTCGATCGTAGAGGATCGTGGTATCTCGTCTAATTTCCAGTTTGTCCCAAATTTCTTTGGAAGATGCAAGGCACCAACCTGACATGTAAGATTTACCTGGGAGGGATCGATTGGCTTCTTGTACGAAGTTCAACTCGTTATCTAATTGCCCCATGGTGGGTCCTACTAAGCCCTGCGAGCACCATTTGATCAGTTCTTGAGTCCAACCTTCATGGTTGGTTTTCACGCGAATGTCGTTGTTTAAAAATAGAATGTTCGGCGCGACTGCTATACTATAACCTTCGTTGCACGCCTTGGCAAATCCTAAATTGACCGACTCACGATGATAGGTAATTTTTTTATTTTTCTCTAGCTCGCGTTGGGTCTCGTCGCTACTTCCGTTATCCACTACGATAATTTGATGATCCTCGGGCAGTTTGGCAAGGTCTTGTAGACAGGCTTTAGTGAAATTGTATTTGTTGAAAACCGGAATGATAATGCTGAGTACTTTATTCATTAACCTTTAGCTCCCATATCATTTGGTAAACTTCTCCGCCAGGTCTAAATTTAAGGAAAGACGCTATTGCCGGTGGAACCTTAGTATAAGCATCTTTAAACTCGGAAAAATTAACCTTATTCTGCAAATTATGTTCAAAATTAATCCTGAATCCACACTTCTTAACCATTTTATCTAGAGAGTTCATAGTGAAAAAACGAAGGTGAGTATTATCTAGCAGACCAGTTTCTCGATAGGTAAATTGATCGTTCATCAATTCCAGGATAACGCCATTATAAGCTATGTTAGGGATAGAGATCCAAACAGAACCATCTTTATTTAATACTTGTTTTGAATTGGACAACACTTTATCTGGATTTACTAAGTGCTCTAATACATCGGCAAAAATTATATAGTCAAAAGTGCCGTGATTTGCAATTAAATTAAATATACTACCCTTTCCAATTGGATGTAGTTCAATTTCTCGTTCGATGTCGCCGAGTCGCGGCCCTAAATAAGCATTCCTTGCCCATTGTTTTGCCACATTGCCGGCTTCTTCATCAATTTCCACAATATCTACATTACAATTGAGGGTCTCCTTCATATACTTGGTCATACGACCATGGGCAGGACCCACCTCTAATACGGTAGAGTTTAGTTTCATATTTCTGAGAATAACAGAAAGAGAGTTATCTGTTTTCATATCTAGGGCGAAATCGTATTTAGACATAATTATTCTTCTTAATCATCGGCATAAATTTGTAATTTGTGAGGTGATAGTAGTCCAATTATAAGTATCAAAAATATACTCCCTTTGGCTCTCCACTACTTGATTAATGCTTTCATAATTCTGAAATGCATGACGAAGCTGACTGACTGCGCTATCTATATCCGGCTTATACCACATAGCGTCAGGTTTAGGCTCCCAGTACATACTTTTAGGATTAGCACGCTCGGGGACGCTCTTGACTAATAGGGCATTTTGATTGTTAAGAAAATCCACATGACCGCCATGGTCAGGAGCGATGGATAGTTTACCAGCAGCTAATCCTTCCAAGCCAGGAAAATAAAATCCTTCACCATAACTCATGGTGTAGATGGCATCTACACTACGATACAGGGCAGAAATGTCCGGCAAGAATTCCGAGAATATTTTCACTTCAGCATGTTTTGGATATTTCTGATTAAAAGTCTTGAGACAGTCATTAAGAGATACTTCAAATGGCGCAACTACTGGTTTATCTTTGGCTTTTAGAATAAGACACACATCATCATTATTAGTAAAGGCTTTACCATAAGCGTCTAATAAGCCAGGAATGTTTTTTCTAATATGGTTTTGAGCAATATTAGCAAGTAATTTGAATTTCTTTTTGGTAGGAAGAATTATTTTGGTATCTTGTTGATATTGATCCGTATTAATACCATGCGGAATAACCTGGATAGCACTTTCCGGAATACCATTTTTGATGAATATTTCATTCTTTACAAAGTTAGAGGGAGAACATAACCAATCGCAAAATTTGTAGTGCTTAGCAAATCCCATCGGTAAAATATTATTACCAAACCATTCATAGCACCAAATACCAAATCTATTTTGATTTCCATTACCCAAGAATATCGGAAAGTTTTTCATAGCTGTATAGCTAACCTGACAATCATACTCTTTATCAGGCAGTCTACCAAAAACTTTAGGTTGATTTTCTTCTGTAAAACCTACGATATGACTACGCAAATTATTGGGCAAATGTTGGACACCATCGGTAGAGAAGAGGTGAACCTCGTGTCCTTGCTTAATTAGAGCATTAGCAATGCCCCAACCCACTACGGACCAACTGTGATTTTTACCCAAAAATTGGCGGATCAAAACCTTCATACTTGCCTATATAACCAAACCTTAGGCTGGAGTAGGGGTAGGCAAGAACGGTACGAAATTATAGCTATGAGAAACTGGAGGAGCAATCTGCGCCGAACCGTTCAAAGTCAAATTATTATAAGTGATAACCAGTCGAGCCATCTTGCAGATAGCTACATCAGTACCGCTGGTTGGACTTAAACTAAGATGAACTTCGTATACGAAGTCTGTTTGACCACTAGATAGCTGAGAACTCAAATCTATCGATCTTACCAAAGTAGCAAATGTATTAGTAGTAGTTAAGTATTGACTTGGACCCGTAGCTAAATTCAAATAAGTGTGCGTATTAACATTGTATAATTGCACTCTAGCCGTATCAGATGCATTAGTAGTTTCTAGAATTACCTCTAACTCAAATGTAGACCAACCTTCTAGAATAAAAGTATCAAATCTAAAAGTCAACGCTCCAATTGTAACAGGAGTACTACTGTCATTAGAAAAAGTACCAGCTACCCCGTATATGTACACTGGGTTCTTGTAATAAAAACTTGGATCCAAGAATCCATAACCATCTGTCTTTGGTACTTGATCCGCACTAGCCATACCTACGGAGAACGGAATGAATCCAGCCAAGTCCGCAATAAATTGATAACTTAAACCACTACCAGTACTAGTCAACACTGTGCCGACCGCACCAACTGCATTGAGCCCGGTGCCACCATGCAAGATAGGTAGGATACCCGTAACATCGAAACCCAAATCTACTAGAGCGGATGGACCACCATCATTAGCCCCACTGAAAACACTAATCATACCTAGCATATTCTGGACTTTTGTGGAATCCACAAACAAAGTTTGGTTGTTAAATCCACCTTTCTTTAAGAAGACATTAATTTGAATCTTAGTGCTAAGAGTTTGTAGTACTGGATCTTGATATAGATTGCTAAAATTTAAAGTGAGCAAACCAGTAGTATAATCGATGCTGACACCCATCTTACCATCTACAATAGCTCCATAGTAACCATCATCGCTATAACCATCTACATTAGGAGAGAATGACTGTACAGCTACTGAGAATCGAACCTGATCATTTGCCAGAGCATTAGGACCTACGAAAGAACAGTCAGCGAACCTCATAGATGGAAAGCCAAGCTTAGTGGCACCGTTACCCGTTACGTCTACCATAAAATCATTGAAAATATCAATAGTACGTTCAGAGCCAAAGAGACCATCTGGAATTTCCAAAACGATGGTTCCAATTTCAAAGTCCACTTTATAGAATTCCCCATCTGGACGTTGTAGATCACCAGTTCCGATGATAAGATTATTAGGAACAAAATAATCAATGGTACCAGGATCAAAAGGCTGTGTTACTGGATACACATTGCACTGAATGCCATTGATGAGACAGGATGAAACATTAAAACCAGTGAGAGAAGTGAAGACGCTAGGCACTAATTTAGGCATAGAATCAGTGATAATTAGAGAATCATCCCAAGTAAGTTGCTCTATAAAAATAATTGGAACCGGAAAATGATAGAAATCGTGGCCCGCAAAGTATCCATCATCCAAAAAGATATCTGGTAATGGGTGGACGCTGCTTGATCGAGTAGCTGGATTGGCAGTATAATCATCCGTACGATCAATGAATTGTTCTAATTCTAATTCAATGACATTAAATCTAGTGCCAATTTTAGTATATGGATTAGTGCTGGGGGCGGGATAAGTACTAACCGGAGAGTGCGATAATGGCAAACGTTGAATATAACTTTCTAATAAGTAGCCATCAATAAAAGTAATAACAAAGTCGCCATCAATATCTGCTCTGAGTAATTGACCAAGATTATCTTCAGTAAGGAAAACCTTCTGAATAGTCAAAACATCGGCAGTAGAATCCAGAGAGATAATATTAAAACCACCATGATCAGCTTGATTAGTGTTGGTTAGAATGACCAGTTTGTAAGAGGTTAAACCGACTATAGTATTAAAAGCTACACTGGCACTGGTAAATTGTGCTAGTCTTGGATTAGCTGGATTAGCAATCAAAACGCCATCATATCCATCCGCCACTACCAAATTAGTGTTAGGATCTACCAACTGGAATTGTACAGAAAATAAATTAGCAAATGGTTGAATAAGGGTTTCGTAACCATTGATAAATGTAGTGGTGCTACCCAACGACATACCGGTAGTATTAATGATAGTTTGTTGAGGTGGCGCAATGTTCATATTATAGCCGAGATAGCTATTAAGAAGATTTAAATCATTCTCATCAATAATTCCATTACCATCTACATCTCCTACTAACATAGAGCACAGTCTAGCAGTAGCAACACGATAAGTAATAGATGGATTATTTCCATCTGGGGCGATGCTGGCTCCAACTAAATTACCATTAAGTAATTCTGTAGCTAGAGCTGAAACTGAAGTATCAAATCTAACTACATCAGTTGGATCATCTACTATTCTAATTAACATAGTATTGTTAGCCATAGTAGCAGTATACAGCTTTGAATTAATAACTATGTTGCTGGTTTGAAAAGTCTTGATATTTTTATCAGAAATAGTTCCCAAAATTAAAGGCTCAGTAGTAGATTCTAGGTTAGTAATATCTACTGTGCCCATTAAAGTTACTTGTGGTTCTAGCTGTTGTCTAGACTCTACTGGTTCGCCTGTCCTGGCATCAGGTACCGGATCACTTTCTACATTAATGGCAGCCAAAACAGCCCTGAAAGTATCATTACCCACGAATGGTTGTGGTCCAAAAGTATAATCTATGGTGGCTTGACTAGATGGATCGGTAATAGTTTTTGGAATAGTTACACCATTACCAGTATCATAAGCCTGACCATCAGCCACTTTGGAGGCGTCGGTCCAAATACGGAACCATAAATCCTCACCTGGTAAATCAACCCATAGATCTCCAGTAAAAGTAGCAGCATTAGAATTAGAAATATCATCTCCTCCGATAGCGATCAGAATATCACATTGATTGGCATTACCAGCACGTTTAACGGCTATGCAATAATAATTACCCGATTGAATAAGATTACCTACGGCGGCTGGTGTGTTACTAAAAATAAAATCTACTGGTTGTGGAATGGAATCTAAAATTACACCAGAAGCCTGTAAACTTCCGTAGTTGAAACTGATTTGAGCAACCGGAATACTAGATGGTGAGAAATTAATTGGTAAACCTGGGGCTAAATCGGTAGCACAGTTAATAGTAGTTTGTAGTGGAAAAATACTAACAATTAAATCACCATTCCATATTAAATTATTCTGTTGTCCTGCAACTAAATTTCTAACTGAAAGTAATAGAGTAATTTTTTGAATATTATTAGTAGAAGCTTGAAACTTTTGACCAATTTGAGTGGTGACATCTCCACTAGAAATAACTAGGTTATCTAGTGGCTGAGTCTTAATATTTAAACTACTAACATTGTAGAACGGCAAGGCTGCTTGCAACATAGCTTGTAGTGAGATAGGACCTAAAGAAGGATCAATAAAAAAATCCCTAAAAAATAGATTAGGCTCCACAGCCTGAGAGATCATAATAGACTCTCTAGAGAGTTGCATGGGACGAGCCTCTGAAATTACTAAATCCCCACCCAAGTTGAAGGAGCGCGTGGGATCTCCCTTCAAATCATTGAACAATAACACCAAAATCTTAGTAAAATGATGTTGACTTACTTGCACTTCGTTGGTTTTGAAAACGAAAGTTTCGTATTGTAAATTGCTCTGAAAATCTAAACCAATAATACCCACCTTAACATTGCGATAAACAGATGCGTCAGATTTAGTCAAAGAGAGTGAAAGTTGATTACCTAAATTATTGTCACTAGGTTGAGACTGAGATTGAATAGCCAATCCATCCAAAAATCCGGCAACTAGATTGGAATCGAATAAGACATGCGGAATCAGGGTTTCTGGCAAAACCCCTGTCCCTATATGATTATTGAGAATAGATGATTCCACAGTAGCGTCAGCTATCTGTTGTGTGGTTAGATCGGTCTCATCAACCTGTTGACTATCGTACCATATGGGTTTTGGGGCGGATACCGGGCTGCGTTTAGTCATAATTTCTCTCAAGTATAATACTGGATAAATGCCACAGTATTAGCGGGCTTTAAAGTATTGATTAAAGCTTCCAAAGTTTGTTTTACTTTCGCACTACTACTAACTATACCAAATGAATCAAAAATATTAACTGTAAAATCAAAAGATCCTACTGTTCTATCGGTAAGAACTGCAAAATTCGACCCTTTCACAACCATATCATCATAATTCAATAAATAGGTAGTGTATAGGTCTGGGGTAACTGGGATGACGGTATTTAGGTTACTACTCCAATTGACATCAATTGGCTCTCCATATGGTGCAAAAACTGGTCTGGAAATGTTGCTAATTCTAAAATTATCCAACAAAGAAAAGGCAGGAAATCGCTGGTCATACTGGCTACCGATAAATAAATCATTAATCGGATCCTTAAAAATGATATTACCAGTCAAACTATAACCATCTCCCACAGAAACGGAACCCATCACCATTGGAAATTTACCAAAGACTAATCCTTGACCAAAGAGCACATTAGTATATTGATAGCCATCTAAGAATAGACGCATTTCGTCCTGTCCGAAACCACCATTAATCTTGTAACTAGCCTTAACACGATGCCAGGTGTTCTTAGCCCAATAAGTAGGAGCACGCACTACAAAGTTAGTACCCGAGGCAGTAATACTAAAATTGATATAGCCGGACGTATCCTTGTAGATGGAGATGCGGTCTCCTTGCAGTCCCTGTGGAATGTAATTGACAATAACGTGAGAGTTTTGATTTGGTAGTCGACGATTGAGTCTGATTATCTGAGTATTGAGAGCAACACGACCATTAATAGCTGGTTGATAAGTAATAATAACTGAAACATTTGGAAGTGGTAGAGTTTTCCCTAAATAAATAGTTTGACCATCAGTGCCAATAGAACCATTAGCAAAGTAATCGGTACCAGTAAAATCATCCACAATTTTTACAGTTATAACTTGTAAAATGGGCTCAGAAGTTTTGACTGAAGAGGTACCGATGCTGATACCTCCTTCTTGGATAGCATGTTGAGTATCAATTTCTAATTTTCCACCAGCGAAGTAATCTACGTTAGGGTCACCGGCTGCTAACTTGACGCTTAAGATTTGGCTGGCAGGCGCAGCGATCTTGACCGTAACATCCGTATTACTAACCGCTTGTTCTACCACCGCCCCGTAAGCATCAAAGTAAAAACGTGGATTAGGATCATTAGCCGTGTCGAATAGAGGACTGATCCAGAATTCGACAGTTCCTTGCTTACGAGTATCCAAGATACCTGTATTAGGAACCAAAATAGGCTTATCTAAAATAACTATACTTTGATTGAAATTATCATTGACTGCCCAGTTGGACTGAAAATGAATTCTATCGGTATCGGTATTGACATATACTAGAGCACTGTTAGTGAATGGAAAGTTATCGAAAGTAATTAGTACCAAGGTCTGTTGGTTTGAAGTAATTGGAATGAGAGAGTTATAATCCTTGGTAATAGAACGCTGATTGGCAGCTACCACTTCACCAACTCTCGTATCAGTTAACATAACTGAATATAAAATGGTTTGATCTAAGATAGAATTAGCTTGATTGCCACCAAACATATCGCTACCAAAATAGATTGGTACATTGAGTGGATCAAATTTGATTCTGGCATAGGTGGAGTAATCAAATTCATAGAAGCCCGTACTAAGGAAGAAAGCTTCGCCTGGCAACAACCCAACTTCGAAGGTAAAGAATCCATTCTGCAAACCACTACGATATTGGGTGGTGTCTAGCACCTCATAAACACCTCCGGTAAATGGAGGGAGAGGAACGGGACCAGAAGCATAGGTTGGTCTAATACTAATAGAGTGTCTATCGACTGATAGACCAGTAATGATATAGAATCCTGCAACAGAATATCCATCCACTACCGCAGGAGAGTGGATGACCAAGTAGTTACCGATATCTAAATCGCTAAATAGATTATAGCCGTCTGTTACCCATTGGTCATATCCGTCGGCGTACAGAGTATAGCCTCCAGTGATGTGATAGCTATACCTAATTACTGGGGCTAAACCACTAAACTCACTATGGGTCATTGGATACTTTTCTCTTAACTCTACGGTTAGAGCGGCTTTAGCGGAATTAATTGGTTTAGCTATTACCATTACCCAATTCAAGGAGGTAAAACCGTTGGCAAAATCTAAAGTACCATAGTTAGTAAAAGTGACGGTTTCAGTGACAATATTGATTCCGACCACACCATTTAGCAGCACTTGAACTGGAGTAGAGAAATCAGTGTTAGTACCGGCGATAGTAACCTGAATGGTTCTTCCAACCTGAGCGTTAGTTGGATGAGCAGTAGGTATTAAGTTGGAGTGGAAAACTCCTCCCACTAAAGTAGAGTTGTTGGGACCGATAGCTGTGACTGGAGTAATGATCTTAGTGACATCGGCCTCATCCAAAGAAATAGGAGGGGGAAGCTGAGTCATAATGATATTTTCTTTTTGAGTGCTCCAAATATAGTACTGCTTCTTAATATCTCGATGATTGAGACCTAGAGTTCTAACTAAAATCAAATCATTAGCAAAAATACCATTAAAGATAGTTAGTACATTCTGGAAACTACTATTTTCGCTGATGGCATAATCTGGGTGAAGGGCACGAACGCCTGGTAGCTCATTTTCGGTATTAGAGTAAACTTGGAAATTGATATTAGTTTGGTTGACAGGAAAAGGATCGGTAATAGTCAACGAATGACCAGAAACTTGTACTATACTATAAACCAATACTGGAGAGTTACTATCTATCCTTAAAAGATAACCAGGCTGTACTCCTTTAGTAGTGAAATTAGTGCCTGGTGAAGTAACTACGTTAGAATTCATGGTAGTAATCAGATCATTACCGGTCACGAAGGTGTGAATGGTACTAACAGTAGTGTTGGGGGCTACATTGATATCGGAGGTGATTAAGAAAGAAGTCTCATTAATCGAGAATCTACCGTCTCCCTTCAATGATAGTGGCATGATTCCATTAAGGGTAAGCGTTTGACCATTGATACTAGCAATTTGATAACCAATAGAGGAGAAACCTATTTCATTGATAATAATGGTATCACCTAAGAAAATATTGAATTGGCTAAAGTTAATGCTAGAGCTAACGCTATTAGTGCCGGCAATCGTGGTCAAATCATCCGATCCAACGATATCCCTATTAGATAATCCTGCAATTTCTTCTGGATTGATAGTTCTAAACTTCTCATGTAAATATGGCTGTAGTTTTTGACTATACTTGATGATATTTGGAACTTCTAATCCATCCAAGAAGAGATGCATTTCATCTCTTTCATTGCGGGTGCTTAGTTTCCAAGAAGCAGCTATCTGGTGAACTTGCCCAGCTTTCCAAGAAGACACATCAGCACTGATGGAGTACATAATACCTGTGTTATCCCAGGTTCGGAAATTCATATATCCACTGGCATCCTTGAAAACAGACAAACGACTACGATCTTTCTTACGTCCTACGTCTAGAAAGTAATGTTCCACATCAGACAGAAAGGTAACACCCTCTTCAATAGGAGTGCCATTTGTCGTGATGGTCACGTTCAAGGCGCTTAATCCAGTAAAGATAACGGCATTGGACGGGGATGGTAGGTTGAATGCTTTAGCGTCGTAGAATTTACCTGTCGAGGTAATCTTGATTTTGTAAACCGGAGCTACTGGTTGAACGTACCCGTCAATAATTTCTAGATACCATCGATTGAAATTTCCAGAAATATCTTTACCATACCAAATAAAGACACCGTCCTTGTTGGTGTTAGGTAGACCGGTAACGTTAGATTCTTTAGTTAGAATAAAAGTGCTGTTGGTAATGATTGGATGATATTCTGAAGCCCCAATGAAAACACGATAAGGATTAATAGGATATCCATCTCTAGTAATATTAAAAGTTAGAGCAGCATCATTATCCAAACCATCCCATTGTGGAACAATCCATTGTTCGAAAGTGCCCTCTTCCAACCTGATATTAGAGTTAGCCGGCATAGTAATAGTTTGATTAGGTTGATTTACCAACACACCGTTACCAAAGTGGGCCGGTAAGAGCTGGAAGGCTCCAGTAGTATCAATAGATTGTGGGAATAACAAACCTTGACCCAAAGACCAGGTTTGAAAAGCAGATTCGATGACTTGTGGCTCCGTGTGAGAAATAATCTGACCAATGTTTTTGATGGCTGCAACCGTAGGTCCTTGTAAGAAGGAGGAGAGGGCTGCCATCAGGGCATCGCGATATCTTTCACGTGGGAAATTAACGTCCAGAGAAGCTAATTCTGGCAAGTTAACTAAAGAACCGAAGTTCTTGACTAAAGCGTCCCTGAGAGCACCGGCACGATAAGTGACATAATATGGTGTACCAGGGCTTACTTTGTTACTTTGACGGAAATCGATTACGTTGTCACCATACTCATAACTAATAATTAATTCATCAGCCAAGTAAGTATAGTCGACAAAGTAATCTCCCTTATTGTAATCGACAATCACGCGAGATAGTGGCAGAATAGTGAAAGAGTAAGTGACACTAACTAAATCTCCCGTATGTGGGGAATTAAAACCAGTCAGTACAAGTTTAACTGGATCACCAGAAACGATAGTGCCGACATGTGTAGCGTCCCACAGAGAATAGCCATCAGACACTCTAGTGATAGTAAAGTCAAATAAAATATCTGTAGATAGGTATGGAATATTTTGATTGAACAAAACATAGTAATGTGTGCCGTCAAATTGGACCGAATCGAACGCTTGACCCATTAGACTATTGACAGTAATATTAAAATTGCCACCAACACTAGCAGAAGCAAAATTGATCGGATTAGTATTATTCAATAAGTCTTGGTATTCAAACACGCCCCTAACAAACTTAACTTGATTGGTCACGCCAGGTAAGAAACTGCTGCTGACAAAAGTTCCTACTTGATTATTGAATAGCTGATAAGGTGCACCCACGAAACCATTAAGGAAAGCCTCATCAGAAGGATCCGGCTTGTCTGGAATGATGTGACTATCACCAAAGCTGAGATAAGCAAACTGCTTGTTCTTAGGAGCTAGTGGGCTTACGCGGTAGTAAATATCATCTACACTTAAAACGTGTGGAAAATTTGGATCAATGACATCCATCTTATAAGTAACTGCACCCACGTTATTGCTTTGTGTAGCGGAAACAGCCAGATATATTATGCCGTTAACATAATCCACCGTGTATTCACCTGGATTAGATAATCTATTAAAGTTGAAAGTGGCATTAAACTCTTGATTATACCATCTCTCGACCACAAAAATATTGCCATTACTGAAACTCATACTGGAGTTGATTGAGGAACCAGTACCATCTTCTGTACCATCTACAATGGTGTTATTAGCTAGGAAGATAGTGAATACTCTAACCGAATTAGTATTGGTAGAAATACTATTAATAAACAACAATTCATTAGAGACTGTTTGGAAAGTAGCCCTTTCTCCTACTTGTTGCAGAACGCGTGGAGGAGTGGTGTACTGAAAATATATTTGGTTATTACGAGTCCAACGATCTAGTGTATAGATTTCGCCGGAAGTTTCATTGAAAATTTGGAAAACGTTAGTGATAGGAGAGTTGAGTGTCGTCACCGAATTCAAAGCTACTAAACGGTTTTGTACGCGCTCCGTCAAGGACTCAATATGGGTATCAGCGACATAGTCAGTATCCGGAATTAATACTTCTTCATATAGTAAAGTAATTACACCAGCATTTTTGATTAGATTGCCCAATGGCAAAGCTACTAAATCCAACAGGTCTACATCGTAGACATAATCCGTTTCGGAAACATAAGTAAAACGATAATCGTAAGTTGCCAGCGGTGGCGAAGGTCCGGTACCATCATTTTCCAAAGTAGCGCCATAGACGTAAACGGTGCCAGTAGTATAATCAATAGAGTATTGCCCTGGAGCATATGGAAGCGCACTAAGACGAAATGGAATTTCTACTAGAAAGGCAGGATGCAGAGACCCAGTATTAGAGTTGGGATCTAAGAAAAGCACACCGCCAAGTAGCGGGATGTTGTTACTGCTATCAGTAATCGGAGCATGTTGAAGAGTAAAAACATTTTCAATTGGCGGCAATACTTCCCTAATAGAAGTGAGTGTCGTAAAAATATCAATATTACTAGCACTAATGACACGACCTAAATCTTTGCTTTGGTAGTTAATTTGAATGTGGATGATTTGATTAATATCAAACAATGGATCATTCAGAATCTGAGTATTTAATCTAACCTGATTAGTACTTAAAGTAGCATAGCTAGAAGCGAAATTCTGGTCGTATCTAGAGTTGTTGATCTGATATCCTAGTAACTCAATATTGTAAGTGTAAATGGGATTAGCAGTTCCTAAAGTGAATACAATATTAGTTACCTGAGTAACAGGCGAGTTATTCAAGTTAAATGTCAAAGTATCAATATTAAAAGTTCCAGCCTGATTACTAGAAGAAACGGTGGGTGTTTCTACATTCTCTTGCTGCTGTAGGGTAACTGGAAAACTCGGAAAATCATCGAAAGTCAGAGTAATAGTAGCTTGAGCATCGGTTGGTCCTAATCCAACACGTAATACTTCATAAGCACCTTCTTCATACAATCTATCGTACGGTCCCTCGCTTCTAAATTGCTGTTCGTCCACTACGGTGAAAGAGAGATAATTCTCATTTTGTATTTGTCGAATATCGTGTAAAGCACGAGCCAAATTAATAGCAAGAGAATTAATATACTGTGAAATAACAGAAGTTTCAACATCAGTATCGTAGATATTGCCATTGAAAAAATTAACCAGATAATCTTTTACTGGATTATCTGGATCAATAGGTCCGGTAATCAAAAATTGATTAGAAACACCATCCTGCAAAATTACCGCATCACCATTGATTGATTCGAAAAGATGTTGTGGTGTAGAGACAAATTTGATATAATAAGTAGCAAATGGGGTCAACGGCTGACAAGAAACAGTAAGGATAGCAGCGGATACACTGACAGATAACACCTCTGAATTAGGTATATCATTGGTGGTAGAGATAATGGAAACGTTAGCTGTGGTGAGATTAGGTGTCAGATTTTCGGTGAAAGTAGCTTGAATCTCTGTGCTGCTAATAACCTGTACATTAACGATTCGAAGATTGGTGGTCGTCATATCGATTCAGTGTTTATGAGAAGGTTGTTTGGATTAAAGTATTGATTTTTCTGAGCCGTGATACTGAGAACTTGACCGATAGCGCCAGTCTTGTTGAAATAAAGTATTCTAGCTCTGGCTATGCCCTGAATTCCTTGAGCCACATTGATTAGTGTAATCTGATCAATAGTCTGCCCTAATTGTGTAGTAGTTAGAGCGGCTAATAATGCGTTTCGCAGATTTTGCAGAACCGTGGTGCTAGAAGTGAGAAAATTACTAGAAATAACTACATTCATGGTCAAATCCAATAATACCAACGGAGCCTGCTTAACTAGCACATCAGCATTAATTGGTCTAGCATTTTCTACACTAAACGTAACATTACCTACCAATTGGTTAAAATCGTAGGAAATTACTATTCTTTCGTTTTGTTTGGGCGCTAAATAATCATAAAAAGCATTATACTTAGCACCTAGTGTTGGTTGTGTGTAGGAGGTTGTAGTTAACTTAGTAGCTTGTGAGGCGGTAAATCCACTAGAAGCATATATTCTATTGATTAGAATAAACCTGTTGTTAGTATATAACGATCCATTTCTAGTATAAGATAAATTTTCTGTATTCCCATTAGTAATATAGTAAAACGTTACCTGTAGAGAGTCTCCTAAAGTAGGTAAATTGTTAGTAGCACCAGTCATGCTATTATTAGTAGTAGTATTGGGTAATACACATTCTAAGTTAGCTAACGTAGTATCTTGTAACATTTGATCAGTAAAAAATAAATTATTGGCAATCGTGGTATTTTTTATATCATAGGTAGATATAGTTTCTAATACTTCATCATTGGTTGGACTAACCGTGATTACTTTAGACATCTTAATTAATTTAATGATTTGTATGTTGGTAGGAATAGTATTGCTTGAGTTTAAACCTAATGATTTTTGTAGAGCTTCTTGTAAGTTAACTCTCAAACCAGTACTGGTAGAAATTAAAACTACATCCTTAACAATACCTATTGTAGCACCATTAATAGCTAGAGTACCAGTATTGATTGTTTGATCTTGAGTAGTGGAGATAAGTTTAGTCGGAGAGTGTCGAATATTCTGGAAATTGAAGAACATAACATAGACTAAATCACCTGCCGCAGCGTTCGGTGTATTAGGAATAATCAATATATTATTAGCCAAATCAATAGTACCAGAATAATTCCACAACTCTTGTCCGTCCAATACACGAACCACACAAACTTGATCTTTAGTTATTTTGCTTAATACATTAGTAATAACGATATCGTTAGTATTTGGATTATATCCTATAATATCATAGTAGCCATTATTATTAACGGTAGCGGCTCCAGTAATCTTAACTCTTTTATTAAGAAGATCTGGCATATTACTGAAGTTAACGGTAGGACTGCTAATAATAGCTTGATCTGGACCATTAAGAAGCAAATAACCATCCGTAATGTCAAAAAAAGTAACATTGTCGTTAATATCTATTACTGTAAAATTAAGCTCGCCGGCTTGAGCAGTAAATTCAACTAGAGGTATTGTGAAAGCTTGAGATACAGTATCGAAGGTCAAATTATCAATATGTGTCTTAATAATCTCATTATCGAAAGTAAATGGTTGAAATCTATTTTGATCTAAAGCATAATAAATAACCAGTACTCTATCACTTATAACCGGTGTATTGTAACCGTCTAAAATTAGTTGATAATTACCGTCTTGACCATTGGTTACAGTACCTTGATGGTCTGGATTCCATAATTCTAAACCATCTTTAAGTTTTAAGACAGTTAAGATATCGCTCGGAACTAAATTATAAGCGTTGGTTGGTAAATTCAATTCAACGAAGAACTGATTGCTTAGATTCTGTTGAACTAACTGATTTTCTCTTCTAGAAACATTTACTACACTAAAATTATTAAAACCATTGTTATCATTTAAAATATATCCATTACCAATTCTGCTAGCTGGTAACGTAGTCATAGCCGAAGAGAATAAATCTGAGATGTTGGTAATATAGGAAACTTTAAGATTGATAGCAGTAGCAGTAGTATTAATTAACGAAGCAGGTATAGTCACCTGTGTACCACTAGAGCTACCTTGGACAGATCCAGACTGAAATACATTAGTAGTATTTATATAGACAGTAACCCTATCTCCCACTGATGCCACTGTATCAGATGGAAGGATGATAGTAGTATCGTATAAAATACTAATACCCACTACTGAAATTGTATTAGAAAACACTCCATTATTTTGGGCTGTATTGTACAATTCAGCATTAGAGTTTTTCCAAGTAATAGAATCAACGGAAGCGGTTGGAATAGCTAAATTATTAACCGCTACTGACAGGCGATTAATAAAAATACCTGTAGTAACCCTCTGAATATATCCATCTACTTGCAAAAAAGTGCTAGCCGATACAATAACAGCTATGGGCTCACTAGTAATACCAATAAAAGAGTTGCCACCAGCTGTGGTAGTAAAAGTAACCAATTCATTCTTTACCTCAGAAGAATAGCCCCAGTCCACACTATCAGTGACTGGACGAATATTTTGTGTATCCACTAATCCATCGAAATCGGAGTATTGATCGAAATCTACTATCCAAGTATAATCTACTTGCAAGACATCGCTGGGAGACGGAAGGGTGTTACCTGAAATCTGAATTCTGCCTGTATTGTTAAATGGTGAGGTATTATCCAAATTCTGATTGGTAATGATGTATCGTTCACCTGTATTGACGTTAAACACCCTAGTAACGTTGGAAGCTGGAGTGTGTATTAACTGAATAATGGTACGATCGTTGGTGACAGTACTATTCTCGTTGGTAATAGAAAGATTTTGTTGAACATCGTGGATTTCGGTTAATCCGGTAAAAGTAGCCGCATCTTGACCGTTTGGCTGCCCCTTAACCAAACCATCTTGAAAGTTTCTAATTCTATCGTCAGTCCAAGCAAAAGTATCAAAACCAAAAGGACTTCCAGCATAGGCGCCTGTATCCTTGATCAGCTTATAGTTACCAGAAGTTAGACCATAACCGTCAGTAGTCTGCAGGACGAAGTTAGATCCACTCTGAGAACCATTGACAGAAAGAAGAGAAGAGACTGGTTGAGAGGGTAGAGTGCCCGCAGCAATATCAGTAACACGTTTTTGAGTAACGGTAAAATTACTTTGCCCCGGAATCTGACCCAAAACAAAATTATTAGCTGGACTAGCTGGATCGTTGTTATTACTTTTATCTTGATAGATAAAACTGTCGGAATTTTGTACCAAAACGTTGCCTAACACATAAATATCTACCTTACCTCCCGAACCTTCTGATACAATAGTAATAGTTCCGTCTGGAGCAGTGGTAGTCACCGTTCCATCACGTGTCATCAGTGGGCTGCCTGGTCCAATTACCACGGCATCTAAAGTGCCCGTGGTCGCTAGGGCAGTGTTCAAATAACCTAAGGTAGTACCAACTGAAGCGCCACTAAAAGCAGACAGAACACGGTTTCTAAAGGCGGAGTCAGTTTCTTGATCAGTACCGCCCTGAAATGACAAAATATTGGTGACATTAGAAACGCCAGTCGTGGTTGCTTTGTTTAAGGCATAGGGACCAATATTGCCCTGTGAACCAGGAGAAGTAGCGGTAACAGTCACTTCGACAGCATACTGATCGACAATACCGACGAAGGCTAACTGATTAGCAAACTTAGTGGCTACAGAGCGATAAAAATTAAGGGCGTTAGGAGTAACAGACACACCTACGGTGACTGTAAAGGACAACCCACTGTTAGAGGTAACGATATCGCCTTTATTGATATTGATGGTAGCGGGAATAGAGGCAAAAGTCATCAGAGCTACACCTGCAGACGGTGTAGATTGTTTTCGAGTCAAACCGAAGTTTTTAGCTAGCTTATCCAAATCTGAACCAGTTACCAAACGAAATGATTGCTTGTCTGACACACCAGAAAGCTGGTCATAAAGAATGGAAAGTTGACTGGCGGGTGCGTCAACGAACAAATCCCTTGCTACCGTACCGGGCTTAGTGTCCAGATCGGGCTGTGCTAATCTAAAAAAGTCTAGCAAGCTTAAGATAATTTCATTGGCGCTTCTGATTGTTACCATTAATCATTCCCGGTTAGATTTTAGATAGTAGAAACTTGAAAAGCAGTTGTGATCGGTTTAAAGCCTTTTGTCATACCCTTAATAGTTACATTGAACAATCTAGGATCAAGTGTACTTCTAACTACAGATATATCTGATATGGCTGCAAGTTGTTCATCTGCTGTCATTCTTTGTCTAGATTTTATTTGAGCTTGTTGGAGTGTTTGTAAATTATTTAAACAAGTAGTGAGTTGTGTTTTGGCTATTGATACAATGGTAGAAGTATACATTGGATTACCAATAATAGTTCTTGATAAGAAAGAACCGTATCCAGGGTTGAGGGGATTAGCTCCAACATTGGTCAAACAAATCTTCAGAATATCTTGTATTAATTTTTCTGAGTCTGTCACGGTGCGTAAGTCACCGTTTTGAATAACCAAATCTCCATTAATTATTCGTAAATCAAATGACATCTAGTTCTCCACACCATAATGTCGGAATATTAGGGTTACACCGAAATACCCTGGGTAGTCAAAACGTTATTGTAAATGGCGTCCATTAATTGATAGAATTGATTAACAGTTGCAATAAAAGAGCCCATGGCCACTTGAATTCCTGGGCTAGTGAAAGTATGGTTGAACTGTACATTCATTCTACTAAGAGCATCAGTATCTAAGAAACCGAGCAAATTGGCTGGGGGCATAGTGTACAATGCCCCCAGAACGGCAATAATGTCACACAGCCCTAGCCCACTGAACTCTCCCATAATAATTTCTACAATTCTCAGAGCGTCTCCGGCTTGAGTTAGGGTACCATTTCTTTTAGCGGTCAGCATATCTAGGGTAGCCACGCCATTATTGACGAAAGAAGAAGAGGAATTGGGCGTTAAGGAATTTTGTACTACCACCGCTAAACCGCCAGGATCTGGAACAGCGTTGGCAGTAGAGGCTTGCGGATTTTGTTTGGTCTGGCTAAACAAAGATTGAGCTAGACTGATCAAAATCTGACCATCTGCCACAGTTACTAGTTGAGACGCAATTCTATCTGGTAGAAATACACCTTGTACAGTACTTCCACCTTCCGGTCCAGTGGTAGATGGAATAGGCAACCAATAATATTGACCCTGCGCGTTATTAATAATTTTCTGGGCTTCCACTAATTTGATACACATAGCCTGAACAATATTAATAAACTGCAAGAACTGAGCATTAGTAGAAAGCTGTTGAATATCATTTTGATTGATTTGTCCTAAAATAGATTGATTAGGATTATTACTAATGTTTTTAACAAAACTAGCAAACTGTTGGGTATAGTCCCCCGTATTCTGTAATTGATCAGTTACACTGATTCTATTTCTAATAACAGTTTCTACCAAAGGAGGAACTGTAAATACATTACTAGAAACTTGCAGAAAAGATCTATTAGGAACGAAGGGAACGCCAATTCTATTGGTAGAAGGTGAACAAGTAAAGTCAATACGCGGATCTACAATAAATGGAGTAATGATATGATATTTGGTAGGGGGCAAAGTAGCATTAGCGGGTGTATTACCGGCTGCATCCTGATATTCGGAAAGTTGAACCTCTCCGCTACCACCATCACCTGGATTACCGCCACCCACGATACTATTGTAAATAGCTGGATAACTTTGATTTTTAATAGTAACGTCAAATGGTTGTGTATTATTTAGAAATGGAGAATGAAAAGTTCTCTTACCGGCAGGATTAGCTCCACCAGACAAAGATAATGCCCCAGCATCTACTGTGGTAGGATTAGAAAAAATCTTTAGGTTGTTTAGAAAATATTGCTCTCGAAAATCAGACAGCGCCTCAAAACCTGCAATAGGATCAGTGGCTATATATATTTTCTGTTTTAAATAAATGCTACGGCTACCGTAAATAATATCATGACCGGGATTATAGATTTTACTTTGATTGCTATTAACAACTGGAAAACCAATCAAACGAAAGAAAGCGTGACATCTGCTCTCTTGAACCGTTTTAGCTGGCACTAAATTATTAGAAGTGGCGGCGTTGATATCACCACCCACAGCGTCTAATAGTTGGTTAGTTTTTTGCCCGATTATATTAACATAACTACGTACACTATCTATCTGCTGAATATAATCATGATATATTTTATCAATATCAATTTCAAAAATCTGATTGTCTTCTGAACTAGACTGATTAGTATTATCTGCCGGCATTAGATATTATCCTTACCGCTTCTGCTAACATCGCCCGCATCTCTGCGTGGCTGACCATCACCACCCACAGATCCCAAAGGAGTATAAACAAATTGATAGTCTAAAGTCTGTAATGTATGGACTGGTGGCACAGTTGGGTCCGTCGAAAGGGTGTTGGTACACAAAATTTGATTATCAAATGCTACCATAATCTGACCGTTACCCGGTGTTGGACTAGAAATCTGAGCGGTAAATGCTTGATATCCGTCATAAGTAAAATTAGATATATTGCCAAAAGTGATATGCGAAGTAATATGAGTCGCAATTTCATTACCCACACTAATTGGCATACCTTGTGTCAATGGTAATCCATTATTCTCATTAAGATTAACCGTCACCGTAATAGTTTCGGAGGTAAACTGGATAGTAGGCTCACGTGATAAAGTACTTTGACAAGCATTAAACCCAATACCTACCATACTAGTTAACGCAGAGCTGGTATCATTGGCTAAATTATTCAAACAAGTAGTGGCGGTAGCTTGAAAAGCTGCGACACCCTCTACTGAAAGATTGCTTCTCAGAGCAGAAAGGGCAGCAGTCAAACATTGTTGAGCGGCATTCGGATCTGGAAACACCTGACCATTAATGTTATTGATAAGATTATTGAGAGCCACAGTTTGGGTCCCCACATTACCAAACATAACAGTATTAACGAAAGCCCTATTAAGAGCTACACTGGGTTCACACCCTAATGTAACTAACTGCTTGTTAAATAAAACTTGCATATTAGGTTGGAAAGTATAGGTAATATTAGAAAATGTATAACCATCATTCGGTAAAACATTAGAGGTGGGCACTATAATAACGGTTTGTGGTCTATGAAGAAAATTATTAAGTGTAGCTTGACTAGAAACGGGGGTAATACCATCAGAAGAAAATCCAGTCAGCACAGTTATGTCATCATCTTCAAAACCCGCTCCTCCAGCCAGATAAACAACGCCAGTATTTTCTGTGATATTTAAATTATTATAATTAACCAAATTAGGAGTTGGAACTGCTAACATAATACAATTATTAAAACGAATGAAACGCGCAATACCGGTACGACCCCAATTAATAGGATTATAAAATACTCTTAAATTTACTGTATATGCTGCTTGATTTGGATTAGTAGTAGCAGTATAATTAGCATCTGTAGGAAAAAATACTGGCTTGTTAGTTGTGTTGGTGATATCAGAAGCATTGTAAATATTAGAAAAGGCTTGTGATTGAGTTTGAGAGGGATCATATAATTGCCATGTTTCATGTCTCAAATCAGTAGTAGTGGGTCCAAAAAAAGAATTAATACTGGTTTGTAAACCCACTTCTGGTAAATATTGTAGAGTACCAGTTGTTCTAGTATAATTTCCTTGTACAATAGTTGGGCAAGTTAGTGGAGAACAACAACTATTAATATCACTACTAGAGGACCCCTCACATGGAGGAATAGCGAAGGCTAATCTCAGCATATCTCTAATGATTTCAATAATGATATTGAAAATAGAGAGCAGAACAAAAAGGTTTTGGAACACACATAGTAGAGCACCTAACTTGTTAGCAATAGCTAAAACAGCATTAGCGTCAGCATCTTGGAATGATTTTATTAGGGCATTGAGATTACGTAAAATGTCATTAATAAGTTTTAATATTTGGGCGATGATGTATTCAATTAGGGCTAACAAAAGTAATAGTAATGAAATTATCATAATAATCAAAGCAAAAATGGGAAATAGGTTCAAGAATTCTGGAATGCACTGACTAAATAATCTATTGATAGCTGAAATCAACGCAAAAGGGTTCATCAGGGCGCACAAAACCTCGATAATACAAATGATGAGATTAAGCACCGGCAAAAAGAATTTATATAGAGTTAAGAATGGCATAAATTGATCTAACATGCTCAATATGCCATCAAACACATCTTTGGAAAAATTGGGAAATAAAGTTGGTTTTAATATGCCCGGAGGTATAACTAACTGTAATTTATCAAATAGCTCTAATAAATCTTCTGGGAAACCTTGGGGAAATGGTGAGATATTCGGAAGTTTTAAAGCAAATGGTATTCCTACCCCCGGAATGGGAGGACCACTTGGAACAGTGGGTGATGGAAAAGAGACATCTGTAGGACTACACGGTGACATTAACTATCTATATATCGGCTTATTTAGATTCACCAGGAAGTAGACTCTCTAATGGGCCAGCAACCACCCCTTCTACATCTAATGATTGTTCCAACTCTCCCAAAAATCTGTCAGCTAATGCTTCCAATCGTTCATGGATCTTACCAGCATCAGCACTTTTAACATCGTAGTACTTAATAACGTGTGTAGCTATTTTCCACATTCCATCATACACTTCGTCACGCAATTGTGCATAATTATACTCAACCTTTTCATCTTCAGTCATGGGGCCCAAAGCATTAATGATGCCGTCGGCTAGTTTAACCATACCTTGAGCTTTTGCTTCGTGAGATTGTAAAAGTAGCTTGTGATAAATTACCGTATTTAATTTCTTCATATAGATCCTCCCGAATCTTTCAGTACAAATCTTTGCTGTATAGTTAGAGAAGCAGCATCGATAGTCATATTTCCATCAGCCGTGAGTGTCATATTACCTTTAGCATGACAAGCGAAATTGCCCGGAGTAAGAACGGTAACACCGTGCTGATCCACCCTAAACATGGTAACATATCCACCGCCACTGGACACTCTCAGATCTAGCACGGCACCGTAGTTGCCATTGTTTAATTGCGCGAAACGAGTGTCCCCCGATACGCCAAAACCGCCTATTTGCATATAAAAGTCTCCATTCATAGAGACAACAGCGCTACGAGAGTTGCGATCACGACCAATATTGGCTACCACGCCGCCAGCCGTATCCAACCACAACGACTGTCGATCAACCGTATTGGCACCAATATTTAATTCCAAAGAACCATCCAAACTAACGGAAGCACTACGTCCGCCAGAATTGGCTTGAGTACCACCCACATAGATAGTGTCACTTACTACATTACTAAGCGGAACAATATAGCTCAAATCGATAGGTAGTGGGTTTTCACCCGCTTGATAATTGAGAAAGTTATTGTTTTGGTGCACATAACAGGTTTGCAGAATATCGTGAAAAACTGTACCATGCATCAAGTGTGCATTAGTAATACGATCAATTGGAGTGGCTATACTGCTACCGTCTTTGATAGTAATAGAGCCATGTGCGGTAGAATAGGTAAAACCGCCATCGTTAGATGGAGTAGCTTTGTAGGCTGCTAATCCATCCAAGAAAATATCCAGGTTGTCGTTGCGGAACCACAACTTGTTAGGATTTCCGCTATCTTCAGGTCCATAAGTAGAGTAGTTCTCGTAACGAGCTAAGATTGGCACGCTGCCCGTCTCGCTGGACGATGGCACATTTAATTTGAATTGCCCTTCTTTATTGATATCCATAAAGAAACGACTACGCAGTAATTTAGCATTGTAATTATCCTGATTGATACCCAGTAGAGTAACTTCGCTATCTCCTGTCTGCATAGAAAGATCTTTACGGGCATTAATCTCAAAATGATAGGCCACGCTGTTACGCTCTAGTGCCCTAATATTGGTGAAAGCTGTAGATTTATCCAAACTGTTGTTAGGTTTTAGAGTATTTTGTCCCTGTCCTACTTGAATTGGTACACGATTGATATCTAGAATATTACCAAAGATATCGACCACCGTACCTTTTACTTGTTCCATCAAATAATTTGGCGCTACTAGACTGAGACTTAAAGTATCAGCGCGACTTTTACGTCGATTGGGGCGCGTATACGTGGGTGGCGTCTGTTTGCCGCTTCCATATCTGGCGGCTTCAATTACGTCATCCTGAGTATCTGACATATATTGAAACTCATACACCATTTCTCGGTGTTCTGCAAACGGAGGATTTTTGGCTGAACCAGACAATAAATCATTGGCAGTAACTGTTGGATCAATTCCTATAATTTTATACTTCTTATCATAAGAGTCATCTTCTAATTTACTGTTAGGATCAAAATATATGTTAGGACGTAAATCTCTCTTAACTAAACCTCCTACTTCACGGTAAGCTTGAGTGAAGTGATTCTCGTTTTGAAAATTGATAGAGATAAGATTAGTCTTAGGAAAATTCTTATTTCCAGTGTTGATATGAATTTGATTATTATCTGATCCGATACTAATATTATTACCAGTATCTAACGTTATGTAAGTAGCATCGTTAGATTGTAGTAACAATTCATCTTGAACTAAGATAGGTACCACAGGCAAATTCTCTGCCAAAAAGGACACAAAGTGATATCCTCCACCTAAAGCTTGCCCCACTACTACTGGAGTTCCTATGGATGGTAATGTTCCAATAAACAAACCATTATTGTAGAACATGGCGTGAGGTGCCGGCACATCTACCACTAGACGGTCTTGTCCTTTAACTGCTGCTGCAGTATTTAGTTGAACCTGCATAGTGCCACGAGTAGGATCATATCCTTTGATACTTCCCCTCTGGAGCAGGCCAACTGGCGGATCAAATTTACTAGTTGGATTCATATTTATTGACCACTGGTGGTTGGAGCAACTGGATTATTAACTAACCAGATATCTACTATATAACTAAACAAAGCTTGCTGAGCCGCCCGCCCACTAGTAGGATCGGATGCTCCCGTGGTAGAATTAGATACTTGATTTCTGGCTAAATCCCAAGCTTTTTGGGATGGTGAAAGTCGATTGGTAGTATCCGACAAATTAACTGGCACAATATTAACTGCATTACTAGAAATTGGTGCATTAGGAGCGTTAGCAGTGGCTGATGGGAAGTCTTTTGGACCGGTAGCAAATGCAGTAATTTGATTGAGTAGCTCTTCGGCAAAGTTAATTAGATTTTCATTTTGCGGATTATCGTCGTTATAATATACGCGTATTTCAATAGAAGTAGTTATATTATTACCACTAGTAGAATTAGAGTTAATGGTATAAGCAGCCATATACATAATATTGCTCATAATTTGACTATTAAAATTAGAAGTAGGATTTGGAGTTTGATTAGTAGCTCCTGTATTAACGGCATCAATAACACCGTTATTATTAGATAAATAATTAGGTGGTAATGTAAAAGCTCCTAAGTTTTGTTCGTTACCGGAATTATCTTGTCTCTGTACGACAATAGTGCCATCATTTTTATTTTTGTAAATAAGCTTGCCAATAAAATCCATAGTGGTAGGAATATATTCTCCCGGGGTATGACCGTATGTTAATTCTAGAGTTGTAGTAAATCCCGTAGCCAGAGTTAGATTGTGCCTTACAGAGGTAACATAAAATAACATACCACGGTCTTCTAAAAACACTACTTCGCCAGGCTGATAATATTCATTACCCATTAAAGTTATCGAGCCACGAAAGATGTTCTTACGAGCTACACTTAATAGCATAGCAGCATAAGGACCACATTGTTTGATAGGGTCACTGAGAAAAGGTACTTGAACGGTAGATTGTCCCTTAAATCCATAGGTTCTCCACATATCATAATCGATAGCCATAGCAGTGACCATGCCGTTACCACTAGACGGAAAAAAATTAAGGTCTTGTGGCAAATTGCTAGGATCAGCTAAGAAAGGATCCAAAATACCCTGCACTTCTACTGTAGTGTAGGGCGGTGAATTAGCTGAAATATTGATATTTTTGATTTGAGAACGTTTAATAATGTACCTTTGAGACGATCCAACACCATAGTCGTCATAAGTCTCATCTTCAATCATATGCTCAAATACCTCAGGTATATTAGAATTACCATATCCACCAGGAGTAATCAGCTGGTTAGAAATAGTAGAACTAGAGTCTAGAGACTTTAATTCGGCAGCATTTTTAATAGTGCTGTAGAATAACTTAACAACGCGTTGCCTCTTAGAAATTTTATCTTGTAAATCATTAGTGGTTTTAAAAACATCCACTGTCTGATTAGGTGGTAATTGAACAAATTTAATATTAACATTATTGGTTTGAACATAATCATTTAATGAAATTTGTTCTCCGGATTTGCTTTGAATCCTGTTTATTAGTAGATTAACATCCGTATTACCGGTAATAGTATTATTGGTTCCACTATATCCACTTTGTGATAATTGTTGAGCTTTAACAGCTTTGTCAATCACGGTAAATCTTTGAGAGTTACTAAAGACACTCTTCAGACCAGCCTGTTGCTTAACTGATTGATAGTCAGATATTCCGTTGGGTAACAAACTACTTACTACATCTGGATTGGCTTGTTGAACTAAAGAAGTAATATCGGTTATTTTACCACTAACTCTGTCAGAAAGAAAATTAAAAGATGCACCAGTACCACTGGTAGCCCCATCATTAATAAAGCTAAGGGCTAGTGAATCGCTTTCCAAACCACCTAGACCGTAACTAATGGTTAGAATATCACAATCTAATCTGATTTCATCTTCGAGCACTTCAATCTGAGTTCTCAAACCATCCAACTGATCGGTGAATAACTCGTTAAGATATTCTGGAAAAATTTGGATATTCAGAGTCTGCTTTAAATACATCATACGATAGAAAACAGAACTTGGCATTCTATTATACTGAGGTGGGCGAACTCGAATATGCCCTTGAGTATCACAAAATACTTCTAGATTAAGTAATTTAGCAACAGCGATAATCTTCTCTTTAACAGAGGTAAATTCGTTATTCCAAATTTTTAGATTGTTGTTAATGGATTGTTCAAAAGCCAAAATATCGTAATCTTTATCATAGTAATCATCCACAATAAAAAGGTTCCTATCTTCATTAGCACGAACATCATATGACATGCGTCTAGTTAGATAGTTTATTTGGCGCCTTAACTGTTTTCTAAGTTGTGGATCAGCTACTTGATTAGTGTCCGTATTACTAATGAAACTACCGGTATTGAATGATGGATCATTACCAGCCTGTTGATAAAATTGACTCTGTTGGCTATTAATTCTGGTAATTGTATTGTTAATATTTTCTGTCAAAACACTAATTTGAGTAGAAACGTCAATAAAATTAGGATCAGTAGTAGCTAGATTAGGAGCATAATCTTTGATAGCATTAAATAGCAGGCTTTGCTGTTGTAACGTTTGTAATTGTTTAATTTGTTGATCTAATATCTGATTCTGTTGAGTAATATTAAATTGATTAAATTGGGCTTTGGCATAGGTTTGTTCATCCATCGTTAAGCTTTTGAAAGGAATAAAATTACCCCAAAGTGTATTATTTTTAGTGAGTTGGTTGGTCAAAGAATTAATAAAAGCAAAAGCAGCATTTTGATTACTGTGAGGATCGATACCATATTTACCATCACCTAATACACCTTGGTAGAACGTAGTAAAATTATATGGTGTGCCGGTAATTAAAAGAGATAAAACATTCATAACATCTTGACCAGCGAAAGGTTCTTTGAAAATATTAGGCTTACCTATTCTATTAGGATCATTAATACTGCTGGATAATCCGGCTTGAGTAAATACTCCAATACCCTCTCTCCAAATATAAACCAGACCATCAGGAGCATAAAAGGTTTTAGTTACCAATCCAGTAAGTGGATCTACACTTCTATCATCAATGAAATTAGAATCAGTAGTGATACTTCCGGCGAAAGGACCTAACTTCTTTTTAATAGTTACTCTGGCTGTGTTGTCCGCTAATAAAGCCTTATTCTCATCCAATAGTTCCGGAGTATTAATCTTATAATCAGCCGAAATCTGGTCGAAAGAACTTTTGAATGGAGTCATAGGATCAAACCAAGCACCATTAAATACATCAGCTCCTGGTTTAAAATTAACCTTGCCTTGTTCAAAATACAAAGATTGATCGCGACCTCTAACATCAATAGTGAAATGACCATCTGACCAATTATCAGTAGCATTATCCACCAAACCAGCGAAGACGTGGCAGCCCTCTTTCTCCGTTACAAATTGAGTGCGTAGCATGCTCCACAAAAAATTAGGAAAATCAGGACCTACATAAGTGGACTTCTCCAACTGTAACGGAATATTACCAGAAGTCTGAAAGATAGTAGAAAAAGCATTGGTAAAATCAGTTAAAGTATTATTGACATTTTGTAGGATGCCCACACCCGACAACATGTTATTCAACCCAGATAAAATCTTATTGTCATATCTACTCTTAGAAGAAAGATAGATATGTACGACGTCCATAGGCTGGACAATCAACTGACCGCTATAGTTAAATCTCATCTTTCTTCTAGCGTAGTTAGTGGCAGCGTTACCGGTTTGAAAAGCATTTTGCGAATTGGCATTCATCTGCAACTGATTATAGATAGCGGCAATCAATACCTTAAACAAAGAGAGTTCCGACTGCGGAACTAAAGCCCTGACATTAGTACCGGGCAGATTACCTTGAGCTGAAACAGACAAACCATCGTAGCCTAGAACAACACCGCCCTGTAGGTATTCGGGAGCCACAGCCACACTATCACCCGAACCTCCAAGACCTGGAAAACTGAAACCTAATCCAGAATTGGTGGAATCATAGTCAAATATTAACTCTTCTCCCAATCGATCGACAATAACCTGTACACGTTTATAAAGTAAGGTATTTGGATCTACTTTTATAGTAAGAGGGCTGGCGTTTCTGGCCTGTCGTGCCGCATTAAGTTGGGCTTGAGTAGTTTGGATAACATTATTAGCGGCTTGGGTACCGAATTGAAAAATCTTGTGATTATAGAACATATTGGTAGCATCACTCAAAGCTATCTCAATGTCATAATCAGTAATCAACATGGATTCATACGGATCAGAAATAGTTAGACTAAAACTACCACCTGATTCTAGTTCAAGAGTGGTAGTGGTGCTCAAATTGCTGAAATTAGTAATTTCAATAACTCCAGTTCCTTGTCCTAGAGTAGATTGAAATAAATCCATATGGTCAGTAATCCAGCTAGTATATTGAGCACTGCCATTAAAAGCATACACTTTTCGCAACTTATCGATAACCTGAGTGAATTGACTTATTTGATTGGTTTGAAAAGGATTGGAATCTGGGAGGGAGCCAAACAAACCAGAACTAAATGGTACATTAGTTAAAGGACCACCATAATTAAGTTGATCGGTTAGTGTGACAATAATAGGAATAAGTTGATCACTAACACTTCCGACAGCATTAGTCACTTGAGATATCTTGGATAATTTTTCCAGGGCAGCAATTTGATTGCATTTATTTTGAAAGAGAATACGAGTTGCTTTATAATACAGTTTCTCGTCATTATTCATAAAATCTGGACGAAAATTATCACCTACGGAAGAGAACATTCTCTTTTTAACCAGCACTGTGGCATTAGGTTCTTGCATCAAAATTTCAAATTGTTTCGGATCTGTGTTGTAAGGATCTCGACGGAGATATCCCTCTTCTACATAGCGCCTTTCTGCCGATTTATCTATGTTTTTAGCAAAATCTCCAAGAGATCCATACTTGGTGTTGCTTCCATCTATCACACCATCCAGTGTGTGTGTACTATTTTCACCAAGTGAAAACTGGCTACTAATTTGATCCGCAAGCTGCCCGAGAAAAGACATTACTTTTTCCTATCCTTATCCAATACATTTCAAATGTACTTTCATCTGACTCCAGTAATATTTCCATTGAAAGAAGTGGGCGTGTTGTAAGTGCTGTAGCCAGTATTGGCAGCATGAGACCATGGAAAATAATTGGTACGGTAACCTCTCCTTTGAGTAGCCATAAAAACCATTTGATAGTCAATTAAAAAGTTGTCGGCACGTTCGGTAAAAGTCATACTATCAAAATATCCACGAAAAACCCACCCGTTGTAATACATTTCCACTGTAAAGGCCAACTGAGCCAAAGATGGAATATTTTTGGCCGATAATGTATTATTAGGTGAGTCCAATCCCAATATACCGCCCAGTAGTCCTGCCCCCTCGGCAGCCGCGGTCTGTGGTCCTACCTGCACATTAGTTGGCAACAAACTATTGGTAAATTGACCTAAGTTTCCTCCTAAAGAATTAACTAAATTGGTTGCTACGTCAGCTGAGGCATTATTGGCAGCCAAAGTCAAACCTACCGCATCAAAAGCGTATTGTTCTGCACGATAGATTTCATATAGCATATTAATGCCTTCGATACCAGAACTACCTGTAGTTCCATTAATATTAATAGTAGTTAAATCTTCTCCCCAGTATTGCAGCGTAAATCCACCCTTGGTTCTTTCTTTGGTGATTAGTTTTTTGTTGGAGTAGCTAATATTCTGTGGGTTAATGAACATTTGGGCTACGCCAAATTGAGGAACAAACCAAGAAATAATATTACGACGAATAACGCCGTCACTACCACTCGCAATCCTACTATAAGGTAAGCCATTACCGTTGGCTTCGGGTAACTGAGGTGCGTTAAAACCTGGAGAATTAGATAAGCTGCCGTTGAGCGGATTAGTAGCTTGATTAAGTGTATTTTGTGCACTATTGATACTAGAAATGATATTGTCTAAGGAAAAAGCCATAACTACTCTCTATTAACGGTTGAATTGGGCTGGGGTAACCATTGCATTATCAGTAACATCATGTGGTCTACCGCAAGTAGGACAATCGATAGTAAATTTACCTACAATATTGATAGTTTGTGGGACGCCCGCGATATTAGCTCCCGGTCCCTGACTGGTAGTGGTTCCAGCTGGTGTAGTAGCACCAGGAGGACGAGCAGCAATTGAGGCGCGCGCCGCGGCGCCCACTTGTTCTGACGGAAGAACGGTCCCAGATGCCGGTCCAGCTATATTTTTAGCAGTATCTAACGTTTTACGGGCAGCCACAAACTCCGCTAACATCTGTTCTTGCTTGTCCGCGCTCTCTTTGTCACCTCTAGAGAAGGCACTCTTGATAGTATCAAAAGTAGAGCGCAATGCGACTGGCATATCCTTAATACCAGTAAGCGTGGTATGTAAAGCGGCACCGTAATCCAAACCAGCCGTTTCTTTCACTTTGCCAGTTTCTATCCCTCTAGTGAAGGCGGCAACCTGCGCTCCGCCAGTTTCTCTAGCAGCACGAGCACGATCGGCAAGATTCATAGATAACACGCCCGAAGTCCCAGTAGTGGGTTGATTAACGCCACCAGCAGTCATGCGACCTACTACACGACCAGCGGCAGTATCTCCTAAATCACGGATTTGTTCCAAGGTATTGCTAATCATTGTTAATTCGCTATAAGATTTTTGCTGTAGATCCAAGCCTTGTTTGGCGGCGTCTTGAACACCGGTAGGTTTTAAAGCGTTTGCCAAAGCATCTGGAACGCCTTTTTGTTGGTTAATCATTCCTTGAATAAGCTTCTCTGCCGTCTGTCTATCTTTGGCTATTGGTCCTAATAGACTTTGTAACATAGCTGTTTGCTTAGTTAATTGGCTGGCAGCAGCTTCACTGCGAGCAGCTTCATCTACCGACACCAATCTACCCATCTGTCTTTCTAAAGTTTTCATCACGTCTTGAACTACACCAGCAGTATCACCTTGTTGTAGCCTTTGTTCAATCCTGTAACCTCCCATTAAACCACCTGGACCACCAGTTTGCTGAGAGACGAAAGCTTGTTGTGCAATACTAAGTCTACCTACTTGATTAGTCATCTGAGAAGCAATTTCTACAGAAGCACTGGCGCTTAGACCAGTAGATTCTAGGGCTTTACCATATGTATTGAGTGTATTGGCTAGTCCTTCGGAAGCCTTAGAGGCGGCGTCTTGACCCGTGGCAAACATTTTGAAAGCATCTGCCGAACCACGTAGAGCAGTAGTGACATCCTCAATAGGAGCTTTTAGACGAGTAGAAACGTCACTCATACGCACAGAAAACTGTAATGCTTTTTCGCCTACCAAACCATAATCCTTAAAGGCAATATTCAAATCTCTCATTACATCTTCTTGAGCACGACCTGATCCAACCGCAGTTTGAATAACCGCCGTTAACATGCTCATGGTTCTGCCATCTTTTTCGGAAACATTTACCACAGAATTAAGAGCACCGGGAATAAGCCCCAATTGATTATACCACCTTTCAGTTTGATCGGCAGTTAAACCAGTAGCTTCTCTGGTATTTCTCAACATAGTTTGCTGAGATTCTAAAATAGTACCCAAATCTTTAAAGTCTTTGCCAGCAGCCTTAGTGACATCACCCAGTTGACCTGTTCTAGCAGCCATTTGTACATAAGCTGTTTGAGCGCGCAACATATTATCAGCATGCTTGAAGACATTGGTAGCCAGTTCCAGAACCGCTTCTTTGCCTTTACCCAAGGTAGCTGTCCATGTTGACTGACTCACTCCGGATTTGAGTAATACGTTTCCCAATGATCCCAGCGA